ATGATTCAAGAAGTACAAATAAAAAAGCATTTTATATTAGAATCCTATGTAGTTTTTGACATAGCAACGTCCGGTCTCTCTCCAGAGGACTCATCTTTGCTAGGAATTTTCGCTATCAGAATTGAAAAAGGAGAGATAGCAGAACGTTTTAATAAGATAGTCAGAAATCAAGAAGAATTATCAGAATTTATGACTGATGCGACGAAGTTAACCAACGAAATGTTGAATAGAGGTGAATCAGCAGAGCAAGTGTTAAATGATTTTCAAGTATTTTGTGGTAATTTGGGGATTCAGGTTTGTCGTGCTAAAACTAGAGGTTCATATAAATTCTCAAAACCGGAGAGTGAGCAAAAAGGCATTGTTCAGGTTATGAATAAAAACTTAAAAGAGACCTTGTTACATATTATGCCAGAGTGGAAGGTAGATAGAAGGTATAAAGTAGAGGGTATCCATATTCCTGAAGATAAAGCATTTGTTTTTGAACTCACTAAGTTTGAAGAATTGGCTGATTTTCGTAAGAATTAGGATAGTACTGACTAATACTTTAGTTCAACTGTTAATAAATAATGAGATTGAAGTAGTGACACATTTATTAGTGTCTCTACTTTTTTAGATTATGTAGGCGTTTTCATGGTATAATAGAATAAGAGATTTGCTGTACCGGATTAGATAAAAATATAGACATTAAATATTTTGGTAAGGAATTAGCGAATCAACGAATTCTAAAAAAGTATTTTGATGATTATACTTTTTTCAAATTATATAGAATAGGAGTTTGTTATGGGGATAGTTGAAAAACATATTGAAGAACTTAAAGGATTAAAATTTAATGTTCCGTCATATCAAAGGGGGTATAGGTGGACAGAGCATGAGGTTACGACCTTATTGGACGACTTGTATAACCATAACAAAGACTTTAAATACTGTTTGCAACCATTAATTGTGAAAAAAGTTGCAGATGGATTATATGACGTTGTTGACGGTCAACAACGATTGACTACGATTTACATTTTTTTAAAGTTTATGTCTGTTGAGTTCAGTAGTTCTCGTAGGCGAGGTAATCAGTTTGAAATTTTTGAATTGGAGTATGAAACACGATCACAAAGTGGAAAATATTTAAAAGAACTTAACTTCGAAACTATAGAGGATATTGGTAAACTTGACATTGATGCTCATCATATTAGCAACGCTTTTAAAGCAATTGATACCTGGTTAAATCAGGATGAAATCAATTCAGTAAATGCGTTGAATGATATTTACCAAGTTCTAACAGAATCTGTATTTTTTATATGGTATGAACTTGACGATACGGAAGATCCTATAAATATTTTTACAAAAGTTAACATAGGGAAAATTCCATTAACTAATGCAGAATTGATAAAAGCTCTTATACTAGATAAAAATAATTACGCTCCAGGTTATGAAAGTGAAAGAATACATAGGTCGATTTCATGGAATAATATTGAACATAGACTTCAGCAAGAATCCTTCTGGAAATTCTTGACTAACAATGAAGTATATGATACTAGGATTGATTTTCTGTTTAATTTATTACAGTCTGGCAACACAACTCAGTATAAAAATGACAAATATTCTACTTTTTATTCATTGTATGAGGAATATCAGAAATCTGATAACAGGTCTTTGTTTATAACAGAATTTTGGAATAGAGTACAGTTACTATTTGAAGAATTAAATAATTGGTATATGGATTTAAACAGATATCACTTGATTGGTTATTTAATATCTCTGAACAGCAACAATATTAAAAATGTTTTTAAGGCTACTAGGGGTATGAAAAAATCCGAAGCATTTAATAAACTAAAAGAACTTGTTTTTGAAACCATTCCAAATATATCTACTATTGAAGAATTGACTTACGGCGATAAAAAAATACGACCACTATTATTATTATTTAATTTAGTAACACTAATTAATAAAGGAAAAGAGCAGTATAGGTTTCCATTCGATTTATATAAAGTTGAAAATTGGGATATCGAACACATCCATGCAACAGCAGATGAAAGCGATGAAGCAGATGATCATTTAGGTAATTTGACTTTACTTGATGCTAAAACAAACCGTGGTTATAAAGATAGTAAGTTTGATGTAAAGAGAAAAGTAATTATTGAAGTAGATGCTGAGGGAAGGTTCGTACCAGTTTGTACTCGTAATATATTCTTAAAAGTTTACACTAAAAATTTTGAAAGCTTTGATGTTTGGACTAACCAAGATAAAGCTGACTATGTGGCAGCAATAAAACATGAATTCATAAAATTTTTTGGAGAAGACGAGGTATAATCTATGGTAGAATCCGGTATAAAATAGAAAGCCAAACTGTTCTCTGACAACATCAATTGCTGTCTGAAGTCTATTTTCTTTTTCAATTTGTTCTACGTCATCAAAGAGTGATAGTAGAGTATAACTTTCATCTACGAAGCCACTATATGATACACCGATTTGTCTCACTGCACCAGAGGTGTATTTCTTTCGGAATAATTCAAGTACATGACCAACCATTGTTTTTGGAAGATTGGTGGGATCAATTTTTTTCTGAGCATTAATTGATTTTTTCATCTCAGTCCTAGAATAGCCAATATGAATAGAAATGACAGTGGCTTTTTTATGTGCCGAGCGAAGACGGTTAGCAACCTGGTCAGCTATTTCAGCTAATACGATTTCAATTTCTCTTTGGGTTCTGTAATCTCTAGGAAGAACTTGAGAGTTACCCAAGCCTCGTGATTTTGGTTTATAAGGTTCATGGACGTTGCTCTCATCAACTCCATTGGCGTGAAACCAAAGTTGAACACCGACTTTACCGAATTCTTTTTTGAGAATATCAGGATTGAAATTGGCAAGTTCTTTGATTGAACGAATACCAAGTTTTTGTAAATGAATCTCGGTTTTACTACCAATCCCCCAAAAGTCGGTTAATTTTGGAATAGACCATACCTTGGTTTCTACATCTTGGTATGACCAGTTAGCCCTCATTGTAGCAGTTTTCTTAGCTTCGTTATCTAGAGCTAATTTAGCTAGAAGAGGGTTGGAGTTGCTCATTCCCACAGTTGAGATAATACCTGTTTTACGGTAAATATCTCTCTGAATCATAGCGGAAACATTATCTAACTTATCTTTCCTTGACATTGACTTATCAGAAATAAAGTAAGAAAGTGAGCTTGTCAGGTCGATAAAGCCTTCATCGATTGAATAGGGGAGAATGTCATCTGGAGCAGCATAGTTTTGAAAGATATGCTGAATCTCTAGATTCTTCTCAATATATCTGTCCATTCGAGGAGGAACGATGAGTGTACGTTTTGCCCAGTGTTCAATAAACGATTTATACTTTGGTGTTACCTCAATTCCCTGTTTCCTTGCATTTTGATAGCTGAATTTTCGAGTGTTGATATCAAATGGCAAGTCGTAGGAACGACCTACATTTGCTTTACCGAAGACTTTCTTAAACATAGGAGAAGAAGCGAGAATCAATCCTGCCGAGTTGTCTGCACGGCTCATGACGCACAGTGATGTGTAGAGAGGATGCAAACCTCTATCCACACATTCTACTGAAGCGTAGAAGGACTTCATATCGAGGAAGGCTATGTCACTTTCAGGTTCTATAGAATAGTCGATATAGCCCATAGGATTATCTCCTTTTAAGTTTTTCAAGCTCTTCGATAAGTTCTCCGATATAGTCAGTAATGTCGTATTCGAATTTGTCAGGGCTGAAGAAAATACGTTCGTCTTTGATGTAAATCATTTCTTTAACATTCATAGGTATTGTCATCCTCCTCGGTCATAGCAATTAAAATAGAATCCTCAATCAAAAAAGCGTAAGGATAGATTTTTGCATCCTCATTTTGAGGAATAAGAATTTCATCGAATCCTTCATTCTCTAGTCGCTCTTCAAAGTTGTCCATATTGAAAATCTCGACTTTACAGTCCGGATTGAAACCATACGTCCCAAGTTCTAAAATATCCTTTAGCTTCACGATTATCCCCCCTCTACAGGCATGAAGTGTCCCACAACTAGACCAACAATTCTTGGCTCATCCTCATAAGGGATGAACTTCTCTGGATAGTCCTTATTCAAGGATACCATTCTAAATCCATCCTCATCACGGTAGAGTTTTTTGATATAGACAGAGTCATTCCATGATAATGCATAGACCGCACCATCATAGTCGAAACCATTCGATCGAATAAGTGCGACTTCACCGCTCTTATAGACCGGCTCCATAGAATCTCCCTCAATCCAAGCAGCAATGTCGTAACCGTATTGTTCCTCATCAGAGTAGACTGTTTCGGTTTCAAACTCGTCAAAGAATCCTTCGCCAATACCAGCTGAGAGTTGGATATCTGACAGCACTTGGACGGAGAAGAGTGAAATGACGTTTGAAGTTTGTTGGGAAAGAAGAAGTTCCTCAACATAGTCCTCTGCCTTTACCTGATTATCAGGAGATAACTGAAGATAGTTATTAACAATATTGTATTCAGATTCAAAATAAGTTACTGGTACATCTAGGAGTTTTGCTATAGCCGAGAGATTTTTCTGATTTGGGATTGATTTACCTGATTCCCACTTACTGTAAGAAGCTCTATTGATACCTAATTTATAGGCAATTTCAGACTGATTAAATTTTCTCTCAATTCTTTTTTCTTTAAGACGAATTCCAGAAAACATGACGCATCACCTTTGTTGCTTTATTATGCAACAAATATATCAAAATTAATATTTTTTTTCAAGTTTTAAAGTCATGGAGTTGAGGATTGCAGGGGTAGAGAATTAGCATTTTATTGTGAAACATTGTGGATACTGTGACAAAAGTAAAGTTTAAGTGGTTATGAGTTCTAAAATTAATGTCCTATACTAGAGTGAAAAAAGTTCGCAATAAAGGACTAATGCAAAGCTTAAAGTACCAAAATGTGGTATAATACTTCTTGTTAATCAAATGGAGGTAGTTGAATGATTAGGTTAACTTATAAGAAATTATTCAAAAAAATGATTGATTTAGAAATTAATAACTCGCAATTAATGGAAATGGCAGGTATTAGTAAGACAACTTTCTATAAGTTGAAAAATGGTGAGAATATTACAACAGATGTTTTAGTTAAGATATGTAATGTTTTGAATTGTGATATTTCTGAAATTGTCGAGTGTGTGGAGGAATAAATAATGTTAAAATTAGGAACCGTATTTAGTGGAATTGGTGCTATTGAACATGCTTTAGAGCGTATGGGAATTGACTACCAAATAGAGTTTGCTTGTGATAATGGTGATGTAGATATTTTCTCGAAAAAAGTTGGTGATAATTTCAATGAAATTACTGATGAAATTACTTATTTGAAAAAAACTTCTAATCCCGTTGAAGGGCTAGATTTAATCAGAGAGTCCTTGAATAAAATAAATGATGAAGTTAAGGTGACTGAAGTAAATGAGGAAGAATTACTATCGATTTTAGATAATTATTCAAAATCCGGGCAAATGAATAGAAATCAAAAATCTGCCTATGAGTCAATTGAAAAGAAAATTCATGATTCTATTGATGTAATATCTAAGAAAGTAGAATTTATGAAATTAAGTATAAAGTTAGAATCTGATATTAATAGGAGTGAATTATCACAATCCGAGAAAAAAGAACTATTAAAAATAGTTAACAATACTCATTATAAAAAACTACTCAAAGAACTCAAGATGCTCTCAGAAAAGCTATCGATGATTCATGAAAAAGAAAACTTGGAAATAATGAGAGAGAAAGTTTTTGCTTTGGGTTCGTTAAAAGAACAAAAAGAATTTGTTGACAATCTGTATGAAGGTCAAGAATCGAAGAACAAAGTAATGCAATCTTACCTTGCTAACTATGATATTGAACCTAGTAATTTCCATTGGAATGTTGCATTCTTAGATGGAACTCATTTCAGAGATAAGATTGATTTGTTTGTGGGAGGGAGTCCCTGTCAATCATTCAGCTTGGTTGGAAAACAACGAGGGTTAGATGATACAAGAGGGACTTTATTTTATGAATATGCTAGATTAGTCGGTGAAATTCAACCGAAAGTATTCATTTATGAGAATGTTAGAGCCGTGCTATCAAATGATAACGGTGAAACATGGAAAACAATGTCGAAAATATTTGACGATTTAGGTTATGACTGGTCATATCAAGTTTTGAATGCAAAAGACTATGGTGTCCCACAAAATCGTGAAAGAGTATTTGTTGTTGGTTTTAGAAAAGATTTAGGAATAACTAATTTTAAATTTCCTGATCCTATTGAGTTAACAAGTTCCATGAAAGATTATTTGCTTGATAACGTATCGGGGAAATACTATCTGCCTAAAAAAGGTGTTGAATTTGTTACTTCTGAAAAAAACTTGGATAAGAGATATACTCAAATAGACGGGGATATTCAACTATGCCAAAAGAAAAATCAACAATTTAATTGGCATGGCGATTTTGTTTTTGTTGAAGAAAACACTAATCAAGAAAAATTAATGGAAGATTTAGAGAAGTATTTTTTGTCAGAAAAAGTTAAAAAATATGTACTGTCAACTGGTACAAAGGGTTTCTATTCAAAACCAGAAATTGATTTAGATATTGCTAGACCTTTATTGCAATCTATGCATAAAATGCATAGAGCTGGGATTGATAATTACGTGACAACTGAAGGTAGATTAAGAAAATTAACTCCAAGAGAGTGTTTACGTTTAATGGGTTTTTGTGATAGTTTTAAAATTGTTGTTTCAGATACAAGTGCTTACCAACAATCAGGGAACTCAATAGTAGTTGATGTGTTAATGAAAATTTGTGAAGAAATTTTTAACAAACTAAAGAGCTAGGAGACATTTGAATGCAAAAATTAGATATTAAAGTTTCAAGTAGTTTTGTAAAGAAAAACCTAAAATTAGTAAATGACAAAGGTGCAGGGGAAGCTAAACTTTTTGTTGGTTCAATGCAAAAAGAAAATGAATTAGATTCTTTTTTTAATAATTTTTCATCATCCAATAAATATTACTTTGAAAAAACAAATTTATTAGATTATCTCAAATTTATGAAGATAGAGTACTTAGCTCAAAAGTGCAATGAATACAAAGATATAGATGCTGACTATTATGACAAAAAACTGAAGGAAGTATTGTCAGAAGGTGAAAGAATAGATTTTTTGATTGAACCATTCAAAGATAGCCATCGAATATACATAAGAGGATATGGTAATACGAAGGAGATTTTTGAAAAATATACTAGAGAATTAGCACTACCTAAAATAAGCAAAATACTGGTTGAAAAGGAGGGAGATCAATTTAAGTTTTTACTTACACTTGATTTTGATGAAATATTAAAACGTGAAGTTTTACAAACTACAAATGATAAAGTACAGAATGCCGTAGAGTTTCTACAAACACTTATTCAATTAAATGATAAACATTTCGAAATTGATGAATTAAAAATGAGTTTAGATACGGCTGCAAAAAGTTTTAAAGATAAATTTTCTTTAGATAATTTACAGCAATTAAATGATGATGAGTTGGAGAGAAAAATTTTCGGTGGTAAGGACAATGATTCACTTCTGTATAACTTGGTAAGCAATCCGGAATATAGAATATTTGGAGGCATTGGAACAGTAAATCCGTATACTCATAAAAATATAGATTCAAAAGATTTACTTCAGCATTTATCAGATATTGACGAATTTATAAAAAATATTTCATCTGAAAAACTTGAATCATTTATTAGTTTGATTGAGTTTATAAATTCTAAATCAGAGGTCTATATGGAGAGACTATGGTTTAAGAAATTATTGCACATTTACTATCCTGATTTTTTTCCAGCACAAATAAAATATGAGGAACAAAAGAAAGTTCTATTAGATTTAGCAATAATTCCCGATTCTTTAGAGCAGTCGTATTTCTACTTATCTACTATTGCTCGATATCTGAATATCCCAACAGAATATTTTTATTATATAAATACTTTGTCAAATGAATTTGAAGAAGTGGATAATGAAACTCAAATTGATGAATCAATTAGAATATCTGGTGGTGAAAATGTCCTGTTCTATGGTGTACCTGGCTCTGGGAAAAGTCACACATTAGAAACGGAATTTGGCAAAGAAAATATGGTTCGTGTAGTTTTCCATCCTGATTATATGAATACAGATTTCATTGGCCAAATTCTGCCATCTATAAAAGAAGATGATACAATTTCTTATGAGTTTAAACCAGGTCCATTTACAAAGGTAATGGAGCAAGCATATAAGAATCCATCCAATATGTATTATTTAGTAATTGAAGAAATAAATAGGGGGAACGCACCTGCAATATTTGGGGAAATTTTCCAATTACTAGATAGAGCTGAAGATGGTGAGAGTAAATACGCAGTTGTTAATTATGATGTTGCAAAGGTTATTTATGGAACTGAAGATAGACCAATAAGGATTCCCTCAAACTTAACACTTTTAGCAACAATGAATACCTCGGATCAGAATGTTTTCACCCTAGATACAGCATTTCAAAGACGATGGAATATGAGAATGATTGTCAATGATATAAATAGTGCCGAGCATAGAGATGAATCCATAGCTGATAGCACAGTTACTTGGGGTAAATTTAATACTATTATTAATGAATTAATACTGAGTAGTAATACAAATATGCTATCTTCAGAAGATAAGAGACTTGGAGCATATTTTATTTCTCCAACTGACTTAAGAAGGAAAGATGAAGTTGAACGTAGTTTTTCGGAAAAAGTAATAAAATACCTTTGGGATGATGCTTTTAAATTCTCACGAGATAAGTTGTTTGACACTTCAACATTAAAAAGTCTTGAGGATGTAATATTAATGTTCATTACTCAAACTGGAGATGCTAGATTTAATATTTTCAAAGAAGATATTAAGAAATCGCTTGTTTTTAAGCCCTCAGTTGTAACAAATGAGGACTCAAAAGAAATAGAAGCTTCGGTTACACAGACTGAGGGAGTTGAAAATGAGTAGCACAATTGAGGAGTTTCATTTAGAAAAACCACTATATAAATATTGTAAAAATGCTACTAACCGAGAGGGTGATACTTTTGTTGGAATAAAATCTGAACTAATAGATGAAAAGCATAGTTTAACGGTCTATTTTCCATTAGGTTATAAAATTTCTCAAGATGATGAGTTAGTCAGAAATGAAATTATTCAACTCCTATCAGTGCTTCAAGATTATAATGATGAGCAATCTCAGGTTGCATCAATATCTCCTGAGCAATTATTAAAGACGGTAAGGTTTCCAGCTCAGGCCTATATACGAGTGATTTCGGATTACATAAACAATGGCTATTACAAAATGTCTGAGAATGAATTTAGGTTAGGAACCTCTGGTCCAATTTCTTGGAATAGGACTAGAAATCAGATAGAACCAATAGTTACAAAAAATGGCTTTGTCTTTCCACACTATGTTGTTAGACAGCATAATGAAACGGATAAACAGCTTATTACAGAAATTAGTAAGTATTGTGTTTTTGAAAGCTATGTAAAAATAGGATGGCTGTATGGAATGCCACATGTTCATAAGCCACAGATGACTAAAGAATTGTCAGTATATAAATCATATCTAAATGGAATGAAAGAACGAGCTACAAAAGACAGGGATAAGCAGCTCTTTTCAGCTATGCTTGATATTCTGAATTTTACAAATCAGCAAGATGAACCTGAGGAATTCTACTTTGGGACAAACAAGTTTGAATATATTTGGGAACGTCTAATTGAGGCTACATTTGGAAACGAAAATAAAGAATACTATTTTCCAAGAACAAAATGGTTACTACATATTGGTAGTAAAAAGACAAATAATGCTATTGAACCGGATACAGTCATGAAACAAAATAATGATATATACGTATTAGATGCGAAATATTATAAATATGGAGTAACCTTGAATCCAAATCATCTGCCTGAATCAACTTCCATAAATAAGCAGATCTCATACGGTGAATATATACGAACGAATGCAAAGTTTGAGGATGAAAGGAAACAGGGAATGTCAATTTATAATGCTTTTCTAATGCCTTATGATTCCAAAAGTAAACCGTTCAATGATATTGATTCAAAATACTTTTCAATCGGAGAAGCAGTAGCTGAATGGAAGAATTCTACTGAACCTTATGAAAGAGTTCAAGGAATTCTAGTTGATGTCAAGCATTTAATTAGTAATGTAGTAAGACCAAATAATAATGAGATAGCAAATTTATCTGAAACAATACTTGAAAGTCTACGAAAAAAGCAAGAGAGTTAGTTATTCTCTTGCTTTTTTCTTTGTCGCATAATTCTAGCATTCTTACTATCTCTACAGTTATCAGAACAATGTCGTTTGGTACTATTGGTACTGGATACCTCGAAATACTGCTTACAATAATCATTCTGACATACTCTATAAATGACATTTTTAGAATTTTTATAATAGATCGAGAAGTATAGTGCACTAATCAATGAGGGTAACTTCCAATCAGGTGCCATAGTCTCTGTGTTATATGTAAAGTGTATGTCATCAAGCATTCTCTCAAATTCCTCACGAATAGTTATTTTTGATACTTCTAGAAGATATTCAGTAAAGTGAGGGAGTGCTTCTATATCTTCATAAATTGCAGCTGAGAAAGTTTCCTTTATTTTGACTTGTTCTGAATAGAACGGATTCAGTAGGCATATGCAACCGAATAAGAAATCAATTTTTTTATTTAATTCATCAGTAAAATCAAGGTTATCAAGACTATAAAATAAATTGAAAATTCTTTTACACCAGTGAGGTGTTTTTTCATCTTGCATGATTTGCTGAGCATCTAACAAATCAAATTCAACCATTTTATTCAATGATTCTGAATATCTTGAAAGTCTTAATTGAGCTTGTCTTTCTACCGATACAGTTTTTACAGCACTATGATCTTTTGTTAGTGGAGTGACTGCTGCATCGAGTTGATTTTGAAGAGCAGAGTTTGTAGGTAAAAACTTAGACTTCTTATAAGTTGTTGTAGAATATTTTCTTAAAAGGAGATAAAGTGTTGAGTCAAATAATTCTCGATATTCTATTTGTGATTTGTTTTGATTGTTTATCAAATTAATAAAAGCTTTTAAGCGCTCTTGAATCGAGTGTAGCTCTTCAATATCCACCGGACAATATTTTTCTTGAGATATAGGATAGATGAAACCATATTTTTGAATAAAGTTTTTTAATTCGGATAAGTTATTTAAATCGAGTCCTAGAAACTCACCAAGTGGGTTATTCTTTCGTCTGTTCCAAGTAATTATTTTTAGCCCCTCACCAGGACTATAGCCCATTTCTATGTAAGGAAGATTAATTGATTTTATTACTAAGCGTTCTGTCTTTAATCCAGACACTTCATCTATTAATGATTCAAATTCAGAAGATACAGCTTCATTTGTAAAAGTAAATTCTCCTAAGTAACTTTTTTCACTACTCATTTTGTCCTCCGTAATTGGTAATTTAATAAAACTCTATGACAATATTTATTATATCACTTATAGTAATCAAAATACCAATGATAAAAAAATTTTATCATTGGTATTTTTGATATCTACTAAAATTGCGTGAAATGACAGAGAATATATATATCAAGAAACATTTATGAAATGGCATGACGATGTTGTTTAGCATGAATGTTTAGCTATTAACAATAGCACTTGAGGTATCTAAGCTGCATTGTTACAACTGTAACTAAGCCATTATTGTTAGTTTGGATACAGTCATCTCAAATGGCAAGTTGACTAATTATGTATAAACCGCAAAGGAAAAGCATATGAAGTCATTTACAAAATTTAATGTTGGGTTGTCATACTCTTTTTCTTTGCATGTCAAAGAAAAGGAGTCAAGATATGACAACAAATGACAAAAATACTAATTCAAAATACACTCCAGATCGCTATCAAAGTGAAAAGTCTTATAATAGTGTAGAACCTACTGATTCACAAGTACTAGCTCCATTCGTTATTAGAGATAAAACGATGCTAGTTAACAAGGATGTTAATCGAGACAATCTCAAAACGTTTAATATCTATGGCAAGCGAATTCTTGTTGGATTCGTGCCAGTTGAACGAGATGAGTTTACGAATGCCATTCGTGTTTTTAACATGGATACCAATGAATACTTGAGCCGTCATTCTAAAGGAAAGCTTGATGATTTATCTTTAGATGAGATGTTCGAGAAAATGGATAATGATGAGAAATTTAGCTACGATCCAACTGGAATCCCTTCTCACGAGGAGAAACTGATGCTTATCGAAACACTAGAAGAATTGATTGATGTTGTTTATCAACGTAATGAAAAGTACGGTAAAATTCTAAAGCTAATCTACCAAGATGTCACAATTAGCAAACAAGAAATCATTAAACAACTTGGTCTCAAAAAGACCCAAGGTTATGATGCAATCAAGAAAGCACATGCACTCGCAAAGGAGGTATATAATGAACTAAATCAATAAATGAAAATCGCCATCTCAATTGCGAGGTGGCGATTTTTTGCTAATCTTTCTGATAGAATAAGCATTCGTATCCGTCGGCGCGAAGATTAATATCGGGCATCCAGTCTGGTGCAATTCCCATCAACGATGCAATCTCATCAAGTTTTTGTTCCATTGGACATTCCATTATTACTTCATCATGTACGTGACCGACAATCTTTTCATTGCCTAACAATCGCATGGCATAGGCCAATAAATCACGACTGATGGCTTGGACTATATTTTCGACAAATTTTGGACCATAACTTTCAATGCGATCCCATTTCTTGCCTGTTACAAGCCCCTCATATGTGACTGATTCACTACCAAATTGGTTCTCTCCCATCCTAGGTTTGACATAGGACAAGCGACGACCAGATGGTAGAGTGATGAATAACAAGCCACTCTTAACCTCAAAGGTAATTCCATGGGTAGATGTCTTGGTTCTCTCTTTAACGGCTGTTTTCACTGCTTTGTCTACATCCCACCAGAATAATACTATGTTGGGATTAGACTGCCTCCATGCTTCCACAAGAGGTTGGAGTTCTTCCTCATCCAATCCCATTTCAAGAGCACCCATAGCTTTTAAAGCACCAACTGAACCACCATAGCCAAGAGCCAACTCTGAGATTTTACCTTTTTGACGTAAATGGCTATTGACTCCGTGTTTCTCCACAGGTACATGGAACATTTTGCTGGCGCTGGCACAGTAGATATCTTCGCCATTCTCAAATACTTTACTGCGCCAAGTCTCACCTGCAAGGTGGGAGAGCACACGCGCTTCAATAGCAGAAAAGTCACATACAATGAATTTCATATCTTCATCAGGAATGAAAGCCGTACGTATTAATTGTGAAAGGGTGTCTTGTGTATCATAGAGTAATTCAACGCACTCTATGTCAGCAGTTTTAAAGAGTGTTCTAGCTTCCTCTAGGTCGCACAAATGGTTCTGAGGTAGGTTTTGAAGTTGTACCAAGCGACCAGCCCATCGACCTGTACGGTTAGCTCCGAAAAATTGGAACATCCCTCTTGCTCGACCGTCTTTACAAACACAGTTCATCATAGCCTGGTACTTAGAGACACTTGATTTGGCAGCTTGCTGACGAAGTTTGAGAACTTGTGCAGTTGTTTCATCAGCCGTTTTGAGTAATTCTTTCACAACTTTTTTGTCTAGAGAATCTGTAGTTACTCCATGTTCACGTAACCAGCCAATCATCTGCAGAACAGAGTTGGGATTTTCAAGACGTGTTAATGCTTTTAGTTCTTCTTGGATTTTAGCTTTGCTTTCTGAATCAATTTTTATAGCAGCTTTGACAAAATCAATATCTATGCCAATACCACGGTCATTGATAATCTGATCCTGGTGGTACTCATCCCAAACAAAATCTGGTACTGGGAAGTTTTTTAACCTCTCCTTGATGGCCAATTCGACCTCAACATCACGTCTGTTGTAATCGATAAAGGTAGACCACTTGTTAGGTGCGTGATGAGGAAAGTTACGAATTCGTCCCCCATTGACTTTGGTTGGCTTACAAGGTACGCAGAAGTAGCGAATGAGGTCAGCCCCCTCTCTCATCTTTTTATCTTTGAGTTTGAGAACTGTTCCAACTCCTTCAAGGGAGAGGGGAAGTCCTAGATAGGCTGACCAAATCATGCTACACCGCCATGAATTAGGCGAGAGAAATCCATCTGATAAGAATTCAGGATGATATTTCTTGAGCCAGTTGGATAGGCAAATTCGCTCAAATGAAGCGTTGAAAGCCCATTTAATGACACTATCGTCTACCAAGGCCTCAAGGATATCTTGTGGTAATTTCTCTTTAGTTAAGTCGTAAACAGTCACTGGTCCATTATCGACAGATACCGCAAACAAAAGGAGTTCAAAACTGTCATCTTCCGCATAGCGATATACACCAGATTTTCGTAAGTCAATTGCACAATATGTTTCGATGTCAATGCTGAGTTCTCTAATTGGCATAGTACGTCCTTTCTGAAAAAAGGTGACAGAAGTACTGCCACCTAAAGTTCTATTTATTTTTTCGACTGAGAGGTGTTTGGCTAAGTTTTTCTTGATTTTGCTTTGCCTTTCGTTCCATTTCATTTCGAATGTCATCTCTAATGGTCATATAGCCGAAGTATAGTCCGATAAGCACCCAGAGTCCCATAATAGTACAAGTTAAAATAGTATACAACATCAATCTAATTCTCCATTTCTAGTTCAAAAAGTCATCATCGTCTTCTGTCGCAAAATCATCCTCAGCACGAGTGCGTCCTCCGAGGGGGTCACCATCACGCAATTTTTGCAAGTTATTCAAACCGCAAGCGATACCTTTATTACCATTTGAATTGAAAGCATAGAAGGTAATAGAAGCACGACCGTAGATACCAGAGTACAATTCTGAAGTATCAATGATTTCTTGTCGATTACCATCAACCACACCAGGTTTGTGTGGAGAATTGGCATTTACAAAGTAAGCATTTTTGTATGCTTCATCATCAGGGCGTTCAAGGTCACCATCACGAAGTGGAGTTTTTAGAGTAGATAATGCAGGTACTGATTTACCGTTGCCCTTGAGTTTTGACTCACCTTCTTTATAGGCTTGCTCAATAGCAGCCTTGATTTTGTTAATGGTGGCAGTATCCTCTTTTGGAATGATGAGAGAGGCACTATACTTGGGAGTGCTACCATTGATAGATTTTGGCTCGTTGGCATTTAAGTAGCTGAAGCGAGTGTTTGGTCCTGTTATTACTTTGGTTGTCATATAGTCATTCCTCATTAAATTCATTTTTTGCTAGGTTCATCTCTTGACGGCTATCGCCAATAGGAACAAGTGTTGGTTTTCCACTTGGTTTTATGATAAGACCACCAAGCAGGTCATTAAAAGTTTTCTTGCCAAGTAACTTAGTCATGGCAGTGATAGTGAGGAGTTTCTTCTCATAAGGGTCATAGCCTGCCTCAATCACTGCTTGGCTCACAGCTGACTCATCTGAGAATTTACGAACAGAGCGCCCTTCAACCAGTTTGTATCCTGGGATAGGATGTCCGTCTGTGGCTTGATTTAAAGCATAAGCTTTGATGTCGTTTGCCCATGAAATAAACAAATCTAGTTTAGGCAAAATCTCTGCAATGTTCTCGTTATCAAGGGAAGCTGGATTCGCAAACTCCATCTTGGCTAGTGCCAAATTATCCTCAGCACGTTTGCGACAGACATTCTTGAGTTTACAGAATTGGCAGTGTTTACCAGACTGCATCTCTCCCTCACCCTTGAATGCAAGTTCAGCTTTTGGAGCGAGTACGTTTTCCGCCCATTTAAGCAACTCAGTCTTTTCTATCTCAAAAGTAGAAATGTTATGTTTTCGTGGTTGAAAGATGGTCATGGTGACTTTATCAAAATCATAAAGTCCATCAAACATTTCAATGCTACCTAAGGCATAACACATCATTTGCGGGTTGTAGTTTGCATCAACTAGAACACCAAGCCCGTGCTTGTAGTCAATTACCTGAAGAAGTCCATCCGCCACGATGATGCAATCCCCAGTCCCAAAACCTTCAGGAACCCACTTGGAAAAGTCAAGTCGTTGTTCGACAAGAACTGTAGGGTCACGAGAGTAACCTCTAGCTTTCTCGATTTGTTCCATGACATAGTTGCAGTATTCTTCTGCACAATCCTGCATTTCATCGTTATAAAATGCTAAATTCTCAGTTGGATCACGCGCATTCCTACCCAAGGCTTTCTCGACTAGATAAGCACACAACTCGTGAGCATCCGTACCTTCAAGAGCGAAATCAGAAGTTGTGTCTGGTAAATCTTCGGTGAGGCGAACAGATGGTGGGCAGTTCAACCATCGGTGTGATGCAGAGGCGGATAGTTTGGCATGATTAGTCATTACCAATCCCTCCAGCTTCTTCAAGTACTGCCGCAAAGTGTTTTGGATCAAGTGCTGAGAGTGAAGAAGCACCGTAAGCATTTAGAAGAGCACGAACCTCGTTCTTATAGCCATCTTTTGCTTTCGTGGCAAGTATCGCACGGACATCCTCCAATTGAATTTTCTTTTGTGGTTCTGGTTTAGATTGATCAGGTTTTGTTACCGTTTCTTCCTCAGAAGAGAGGAGTTTCTTGAATTCATCTACCAATCGAAGGTAGTACTTTGCGGTTTCTTCCATATCATGAATCAGTCTATTCAGTTCTTTCATTTTGCTCATTGATTTCTTCCTCCTTTATTTTACGAGCGAGTTGCTTTGAGATGACGCTGATGGCGGTGAGTGTATCGACCAGTTCATCATTGTGATTCACAGTTATTTCTTGAGTCATTTTGTGACCTCCTATCTTATTAGGTAGAGATGTGAACAGAAATTCCGGTTTTTATTAAAAATTTTTTGAATCGATGTTTTTCATCCCTTACACCTATATAGGTAATACTAGGATGTAATTTTCCGCTTTTTTATAAAATTTTTTTAATTTGGTAAACATGAAAATAATCTTCCTCTAACTATATAAAGGAAGATTATTTTTTTTGAAAAAAATTTTATTAAGGTGCGGAAAAATGAGCCATAGTTCTACCTAATAAGGTAGGAGGGAAAAATCTCCACACATCATTAATTACATTTGGAGGGTGCATAATGCAATTTACCTTATCTCATTCTGGACAGACTGGGGTTCAGACAACCACGGTTTATCCCAATCAAGTAATTATTACTGATGAAATATCGCTACAAACTGTTGTGCAATTCGACCATGTGGCAGGGCTGTTTTTAAACAATACACGCTCAAATACCAATTTCATCCAGTCGGACGTTTTGGTCATGGATATTGATAATGACCATTCTGAAAATCCATATGAATGGATAACTGTAGAACGATTAAAAGAAATCTTTGCGGATTACAATTTTGCCTTGGTCACCAGTAGAAGTCATTTGAAGGCTAAAGGTGGCAAAGCACCTCGACCGAAGTTTCACATCTATTTTCAGATTGAAGAGGTAGCGGATAAAGACATCTATGTAGCAATGAAGGAAGAACTCTGTAATCAATACAAGTTTTTTGATGATAATGCCAAAGATGCGGCAAGGTTCTTCTTTGGAAATCCCAATGCGCAGGTTATATGGCATGATTCATGGCTAACTATTGATGAAGATTTGTTTCAAGTTGTTTCTATTGAAGACGAGGAAGATTTCGATGCAGATTTTTATACTCCGCCAAGAGGTCCAATCCAGCAAGGGAGTCGTAATTCAACGATGTCTGTATTTGCAGCTAAGATTGTCAAACGTTTAGGGGTAACGCAAGAAGCAAGAGATGGCTTTGATGAGCAGGCTCAGAAATGTGTACCACCGCTGGATAAAGCAGAGTTAGATTCCATCTGGGGAAGTGCTGTGCGATTCTACAACAGAACTATAAAAACATCTAAAGGCTACGTGGCTCCTGATGATTTTAATCGAGGCTCCTTGAAACCGGATGATTATTCTGACATTGGAGAAGCAGGAGTATTGGCTCGTGAGTTTGGTGATAAATTAGCCTATACCAATGCGACGGACTATCTTACGTTTAATGGGCAGTTTTGGAAAGAAGACAAGCAGTTAGCAATTGGAACTGTACTAGAATTCATGGACTTACAACTTGAAGAAGCTAGTGAACAGTATGAAACTGCCATTAAACAACTCGTTCAAACTGGTATTCCAGAAAGTATTGTTCGTGAGGGTGGGAAAGGCTTAGTGAAACTAATTGATTCACCAAATCAACAGATACTGCTCGCCAAATATCTTTCGGCAAAAGCATATTATCAATTCGTCATGAAACGTAGGGACTACCGTTACATTATGGCGACCCACAATACCGCCAAGCCTATGCTTGCAATTGACATCTCTGAACTGGATAAAAACGATATGTTACTAAATACTCCAGATGCAACCTATGACCTTAAGTGTGGCTTGTCTGGTAGTCAGGCACATTCTGCGACGGATTATCTGACAAAAATTACCACTGCAAGTCCAGGTAATCAAGGGATGGGGCTTTGGCAAGAGACTTTAGCGACCTTTTTCTGCGGAGACCAAGAACTAATTGACTATGTTCAGATGGTAGTCGGTATGGCAGCCATCGGAAAAGTCTATCAAGAACACATGATTATTGCTTATGGAGGTGGGGCAAACGGAAAATCAACCTTTTGGAATACTATAGCTCGAGTGCTAGGTAGCTATTCTGGTAAACTATCCGCTGATGCCTTGACCATGTCTAACAAACGAAATGTTAAACCTGAGATGGCCGAGCTAAAAGGAAAACGACTCATCATAGCATCAGAAATGGATGAAGGGATGCGTTTGAATACAGGGCTAGTTAAGCAACTTTGTTCGACTGATGAAATTTACGCTGAGAAGAAGTACAAGGATCCCTTCCATTTTGTTCCATCCCATACGCTGGTTCTTTACACCAACCATCTGCCAAAAGTCGGAGCGAACGATGATGGTATTTGGCGACGATTGATTGTCATCCCATTCAATGCCAAGATTACAGGTAAGTCAGATGTGAAAAACTTTGCGGACCATCTTTATGACAATGCGGCACCAGCCATCATATCCTGGATCATCGAAGGAGCTGAGAAGGCAATCAAAGCAAACTTTAAAACCAAACTACCGAAAGTTGTTCAAGAATCTGTCAGAGCTTATCGAGAAGCCAACGATTGGCTAGGCCATTTTATTGAGGAGAATTGCGAGATAGTAAAAGGTCATATCCAAAAATCAGGCGATTTATATTCAGCCTATCGTGCCTATGCACTACAGAATGGTGAGTATGTAAGAAGTACTACTGACTTTTACACGGCACTTGAATCGGCAGGCTACAATCGTCAGAGGACTAGTAAGTTTAATGCCATTGTTGGTTTGAAACTATTAGATGACTTTTTGGACTAATGGAAGTCATGCTAGCCTTTGAGAAAAAAGTCTGACAAATTTTTGAGTATGAAGAATGGAAGTTGGAGGTCATGGAACATAATATGGCTTACTTGGCTGAGTGTCAGGTTTAAGATATGAGTTCCACAACCAGCACTATTATTAGTTATGGAAGTAGTGATACTCTTTTCTATAACTTTTATAATGGGTTGATTATTACTATATAAGCCCTATATAAAAAGTTACTGATTCGAGTTTACTAGACCTCCATTCTTTTTCTGACGAAAGGATTGTTTATGAGAGAAAGATTTGTAGAGCGGAGATTAGTAAGTGAAGTGAAAAAGCGTGGAGGTATTTGTCCTAAATGGGTATCGCCATCTTTTTCTGGTGTACCTGATCGTTTGGTGTTTTTACCCAAGGGCAAGTTTGGCTTGGTGGAAGTAAAGGCTCCCGACCAGAAGCCAAGGAAGTTACAAGTGTCAAGACATAAACTGTTCGAGCGGTTAGGCTTTAAGGTTTATGTCATTGACCGCATTGAGATGATTGGAGAAGTGTTAGATGAAATTGACATTACATAACTATCAGGTAGTCGCTAAGGACTTCATCATAGGTCACCCTTATGCAGCAGTCATCCTAGACATGGGGATGGGGAAGACGGCAACAACCTTGTCTGCAGTGAATGAATTGATGTTTGACCGATTTGAAGTCACAAAGGTTTTGGTTATTGCCCCACTGCGCGTCGCAAATACTGTCTGGAGTGATGAGATTGAGCAATGGGCTGAGTTGCGTCACTTACGGTATTCGAAAATTGTCGGTACTTCCAGGCAACGAAAAGTAGCGCTTCAGAAAGATGCGGATATCTATATCGTCAATCGTGAAAACCTCCCTTGGTTGGTAGAACAATGTAGTCCCTATTTCAAGTGGGATATGGTAGTAATTGATGAATTGAGTTCTTTCAAGTCATGGCAGTCCAAGCGTTTCAAAGCCTTCATGGCTATGCGACCTTACATGAAACGTGTCGTTGGGTTGACTGGAACACCAAGTTCAAACGGACTAATGGACTTGTTCGCAGAGTTTAAAGTCATTGACGGAGGAGAACGTCTTGGTCGCTTCATCGGTGAGTTTCGTAGTCGCTACTTTGAAGAAGGTCGTCGCAATGGAAACATTGTCTATGAATACATCCCCATGGATTATGCGGAGTGTCAAATTCAAGACAAGATTAGTGATATTACCATTTCTATGAAAGCCCTAGATTATCTGGATATGCCCGAATTAATTTCAACTAAGAAACTGGTGCGTATGTCAGAAAAGGAAAAAGAAAAATACATTCAGTTTAAGAAAGAGTATGTCTTGTCAGAGTTAGACGGATTAGAAGTAACTGCCGCAAATGCTGCAAGCCTAACGAACAAGTTAGTTCAGTTATCCAATGGAGCTGTATATTCTGATGATCATACGGTTGTGCCACTTCATGAACAAAAACTAGATGCCCTTGAAGATATCCTCGAATCCGCGAATGGAGAACCTGTCTTAGTTGCCTATTGGTTCAAACATGACTTGGCTAGGATTATGGGTCGTTTAGAAAAACTCAAGGTAAAGAGTCGGGTGTTGAAAACAGAAGACGATATTCGTGAATGGAATAAGGGGAATGTTCCAGTTGGCTTACTTCATCCAGCTGGAGCAGGTCATGGTTTGAATCTCCAAAAAGGCGGTCACCACTTGGTCTGGTTTGGTTTAACATGGTCGTTGGAACTATACCAACAAACCAATGCACGGCTTTGGCGACAGGGACAAGAGTCTGAGACTGTTGTTATCCAACACATTGTAACTGAAGGAACGATTGATGAGGCAATTCTCAAGGCACTAGAAAACAAAGATGCACAACAAGAACGGCTGATTGAAGCAGTTAAAGCACAAGTAGGAGGGGCAGATGGATAAGGCAGAGCACATACTGACGAATTACAATGAACTCAAAAGTGACTTGGAGATGTTAAAGTATCGTTTGGAACATTTCAAACCAGTGACAGAAAATGAGGTTATTGGTTCACTCGTTTTTGAAAAATCTGATGAACCTAGAGTTAAAAGTACACCTACCAATCAACGATCAGAGATGATTGCGCTGAATTTTCGTGAGAAGATGATTCAGGAAAATGAGGAACAATTGGCGGATTTATCGCAACGGTATATCCGATTGGCTAATGACCTTGATAATTTTGAGATGGCTATAAAATTTCTAAAGGGAGATTTGTATGATTTTGCGCAATCCATGCTTAAGACAGATAGTAATTGGGATAGTTTGATGAGAGAGTTTCATATTAGTCGAAGTACTGTTAGAAATTGGCGACGTAAGGTCTTAGACCATGTTAGGGAAGTGTATATGAAAATGGGATTTTCTTTGGAGAAGTAACCTCTCCCTGACCTACCCTTGACCTACCAGTAACCTCCCCCTGCACTAAGTATGACCTAACATTGACCTCACTTTGTCAAAATTTGTGGTAGAATTGTAAGTGCCAAAAAAGATAAAAAATACCCAGTAATAACTGGATATATCTCCACTTTAGAGTTAATATGTACACAACAAAAGAAGAGGAGAACAATACCATGACAAAACGCCAACAAGAAAAACTCAATGCCCTTTTAACAGAAATTGCAAAAGAAGAACTTTTTGTAGAAACCTTGGAAAAACGTTGGAGCGACAATCTTGACTTCTACGATGTTTCGGTATGGGGTATCAAAAGAGCATTGGAGAGAGCCTACGAAGCAGGCCAAAAATCAGTAAAATAAAGTAAAGCCTAGCCTCATAAAGGTTGGGCTTTTTGCGTGGAGGAATTATGATTATTTCTAGTGAACAAGTTTCAGTTGGACACCCAGATAAAATCTGTGATCAGATTTCAGATGCCATTTTGACGGAGTGTCTAAAGTATGACAAATCAAGTCGAGTGGCAGTTGAGACTTTAATCAAGGATAACCAAGTTGTGGTAGCTGGTGAAATTTCAACTAGACATTACTTTAATCTCGAGAACATTGTTCGTCAGGTTGTCGAGCCACTTGGTATGAAAAATGTTCGGGTAACTAACCTACTTGGACTCCAAAGCTCAGATATTGCACAAGGAGTAGATAATGGTGGAGCTGGTGACCAAGGAATGATGTTTGGTTATGCGACTGATGAAACACCTGAGTACCTCCCACTGCCTTATGTTCTAGCAACCCGAGTCCTTGAAAAACTGATGTCAATTGGTCACCCCTTACTTGGAAAGGATGCGAAAGCACAGGTGTCCTACGACTATGAGAAGAAACGGATTGATACCTTTTTAGTTTCCATCCAGCATACTGAAATGGCCGACCTTGCCAAAGTGAAACGTATTGTGACCGAAGCTATGATGTCAGTAGCACTTCGTTACCGTCAGAATCTAGATTTCAAAGTTCTAGTCAATCCAACTGGTCGTTTCGTACTTGGTGGTTCATTTGCGGATGCAGGAGTTACTGGTAGAAAGATTGTGGCGGATACCTACGGCGGTTTCGCACATCATGGTGGAGGTGCCTTCTCTGGAAAAGACCCAAGCAAGGTTGACCGCTCAGCTACATACATGGCACGAAAGATTGCTAAGGACATTGTTCGAGAAGGGTATGCGAAACGATGTGAAGTACAATTAGCCTATGCCATTGGAGTTGCAATACCTGTGTCAGTAAATGTAGAAACCTTTGGAACCAGTCGCTACACAGCAAAACAACTGGAAGGAATGATTCGTGAGCGGTATGATTTAACACCACGAGGTATCATTAAGGAACTTCATCTCTTGAATGTAGACTACACCAAGACAACTTGCTTTGGGCATTTCACAAAAGCCTATCTTCCTTGGGAGAAGTAAGATGCCAAGAAGACCAAGCACACCTTGTAAACAAAATGGTTGTCCTAACCTAGTACCTTATGGTCACAAGTATTGTGACAACCATAAAGCAAACTACCAACTGGATACCAAGTCAACCAAAGCCAAAGGATACAATGCCCAGTGGAATAAAGCACGACTTCGTTACTTAAAAGTTCAACCACTTTGTGTTCAATGCAAAGTCAAAGGTCGATTGACCAAGGCAACAGTGGTTGACCATATCACACCCCACCGAGGTGACCAAGACCTCTTTTGGAATCAAACCAACTGGCAAGCACTTTGTAAGTCTTGTCATGATAGGAAGACCAAGACGACTGACCGATATGTGGAGTATACGTATCGATTTTAGTCTTGGAGTTTCGTTACAAAAGTATCTAATTTTTAACCCTTTGGGGGAGGGGGGATGAAATCTCTAAACCCTTGGGAGACTAAGACCGACGCCCCCTCAAACGTGCATTTTCGCAAAATTCGTTAGGGGCATACCGAAAACAGCTAAAAAGTGACGTGAATCATTATGGTGTCAATCTTTCTAGCAGGGTAAGTATCGTTTGCTAGTGTCAGTTTTAGCCTGTTTTTGAAGGGGTAACTAAGTGAAAAATAGAGAAAATAACCATTTTTAGTACTTGGAGGAAAACAAATGAACGATAATCAGCGGAGAGGCATTTGGAAACTTAGGCGAGATGGATTTGGCTATGGCGCCATTGCTCAAATGTTAAATCTGTCTCTTGGTTCGGTGAAGCAATATTGCCGTAGATACCCAGAGTTAAAAGGAATGGGTCAGTTCGTCAAGTATCAGCTTGATGAAGGAGAACATCCTTATTGTAAGAACTGCATGAAAAAATTACACCATGCAGTCCAAGGAAGACCTAAAAAGTTCTGCTCGAATAGATGTCGAGCGATTTGGTGGCGAAACCATCAAAGCCAACACGACAAAACCAAAATGGCATACGATGAATTGACTTGCCAAAACTGTGGCAGGTCTTTTTTATCCTATGCCAACCCAACAAGGAAGTTCTGCGAACACCCTTGTTACATTGAATACCGATTTAGAAAAGGAGTAACATATGCCAACTCAACCAAGCATGGAGATTAAGGAACTCCCTCTGAGTGATTTAAAACCAGCTTCTTATAACCCTCGAAAGAAACTGAAGAAGGGGGATAAGGAATACGAAAAGATTAAACAAAGCCTACTTAAGTTTGGCTATGTAGACCCCATCATTGTCAACAAGGATTTGACGGTAATTGGTGGCCATCAACGATTGACTGTATTGAAGGACTTAGACTATGAAACTGCCAAATGTGTCATTGTCGATTTATCCAAGGAAGATGAAAAGGCATTAAACATTGCCCTTAACAAAATCACCGGTCAATGGGACGACCAGCTTTTGGCGGATTTGCTTTTGGATTTACAGGAGTCGGATTTCAATCTCGACTTGACTGGTTTTGAACCACCAGAAATTGATGACATTCTCTCCAACATTCATGACAAGGAGTTATCTGAAGATGACTTTGATGTGGACGAGGAGTTGAAGAAACCAACGGTCGCAAGACGTGGGGATGTCTGGCAACTTGGTAAACACCGAGTGATTTGTGGTGACTCCACTAAGGCAGAAACCTACGACCAACTTTTAGGTGATAAGAAAGTCAATCTTGTTGTGACAGACCCGCCGTATAATTGCGATGTTGAAAAGACGGCAGGTAAAATTCAAAATGACAATATGGGTGATTCTGAATTTTATCAGTTTCTTTTAGCTATGTTTACTCAAGTTGAGAACCACATGGAAGCTGACGCCTCAATCTACGTATTTCATGCGGATACGGAAGGATTGAACTTCCGTAAGGCATTTAAGGATGCTGGTTTTTATCTCAGTGGATGTTGCATTTGGAAGAAGAACTCATTAGTGCTTGGACGTAGTCCTTATCAATGGCGACATGAGCCAGTCTTATACGGGTGGCGTCAAAAAGGCAAACACCAATGGTTCAGTGACCGTAAACAGACGACCATTTGGGAATACGACCGTCCTAAGTCCAGCAAAGACCATCCAACCATGAAACCGATTCAGCTCATGGCTTACCCTATTCAAAATTCATCCATGAGAGGGACTTTGGTATTGGATCCTTTCCTTGGGTCTGGGTCAACCCTCATTGCGGCAGACCAGACAGGACGTATCTGTTATGGGATTGAACTTGATGAGAAGTTTGTGGATGTCATTGTGAAACGCTACATGGAAGCGGCTGGCGACCAAACTGTCAAGGTTGTTCGTGACGGCAAAGAAATCAAGTATGCGGATTTAGTTGAGGTGAAGGTATGAGTCAGTTGACCTTTATTGATTTCTTCGCTGGTATTGGTGGCTTTAGAAGTGGACTTGATCTGGCTGGAATGACATGTATCGGTTATTGCGAAAAGGATAAATTTGCGGTTAGAAGTTACCAAGCCATGTATGATACGGAAGGAGAATGGTATTCAGATGACATTACAAAACTCAAGCCAGATGACATTCCAAAAGCAGATCTCTGGTGTGCGGGAAGCCCTTGTCAAAATGTGTCTATCGCAGGAAAGCGAGCCGGCCTATACGGTGAACGAAGTGGACTCTTTTTTACATTTGTTGACCTCATCCAGAGCCAAAAAGAAGAAGATAAACCCGAATGGGTTCTCCTTGAAAATGTTAAGGGACTTTTATCAAGTGGCGGGGGACGAGATTATCTCGACTATCTCTCTATCTTGGACCAAGCAGGGTACGACCTTGAATGGCAAGTGTTCAATTCCAAAGATTACGGAGTTCCACAAAACCGAGAACGTGTCTACACTATCGGACATCTTAGAAGCCGAGGTAGACGACAAGTACTACCTATCCAGCCAGAAAGCTGTGGCAATCTTAAGCAACTTGTAGGTGGTGTTCAGGGAGAACGTATTTATGATGTCTCTGGTGTTTCAACTAGTCTACTTGCCAATTCGGGCGGTAGTGGGGCAAAAACGGGGCTTTACCTGATTGACCAATCGACAACCAAACCGATACTGACAGTCCAAGCACGTTGCCTCACAGCGCGTTACACGGCAGGCTCTACTAAGAGGACAGCAATGAACTCTGGTGTCATGGAAGTCCAACCTATTCTAACCCCTGACCGAGTACAGAAAAGACAAAATGGTAGACGAGTGAAGGATGAAGGTGAGCCTATGTTTACCTTAACATCTCAAGACCGACATGGAGTTCTTGAAGGTATTAAAGTACGCAATGGTACAAAGCAAGGATACCAAGTGGCAGAACTTGGTGACTCTGTTGATTTATCCTATCCAGCGTCTCCAACAAGGCGAGCTAGAGTAGGTAAAGGCATAGCTCATAACCTTTCTTGTAGTGGTCAAATGGGAGCTGTGGTATGGAATGGACGGATGGTAAAAATCAGACGGTTAACTCCTCGTGAATGTTTTAGATTGCAAGGTTTCACGGATGACCTCTTTGAGAAAGCACAAGCAGTTAACTCTGATGCTCAACTCTATAAACAAGCTGGTAATGGTGTCACCGTAACCGTTGTTTATGCGATTGGGAAGGCTATTCTTTCTTCAGAGAACGATGGTTAAGACTGGATAGTATTCCATTCTAATGGTAATATACAGCTACCAAAAGAAAGGATAAGCATTATGGATGTATGTGCCAAAGCAAGAGTTCAACAACTATTCCCAGTTGGCTGTCGTGTTAAACTTCTGGAAATGGATGACCCATTTCCGCCACCAATAGGAACACTTGGAACTGTCTATGGACATGACGATCTAGCCTCGGTCTTAGTCCATTGGGATAATGGCAGTGGATTAAGCGTTGTCTATGGTGTGGATAGAATTGTGAAAGTTGATTAAAAAGATGTGGGAATTCGTAACTTTTGAAAAATATGGTAGGGAGTATGTTTGTGATTTTCTTAGGGAGTATTCAACGGACATCAGCTATATTGATGGCGGATGGATTGCTAATCTCATGATAAAACGTGATGGTCAGCTTGTGTATTCCTATAACCTTGGACTTTTACTAGATGAAATGGATGAAACAGATAGGACAGTTTACGAAGAAATAATCTCTGATTATAATTGATAAAATGAATCGACAAGGTCTCAACTGAGGCCTTTTTACGTGTCACAAAAATGGAAGATTGGAGGTGAGCGGCCTGGCACAACGTGGACGTAAACCAAAACCTACTGGTTTAAAAGTTCTTGAAGGTAATCCAGGTAAGCGTCCTCTCAACCATAAAGAACCAAAACCAAGTAAAAAAGCACCTCGATGCCCACCGTGGCTTGAAGAGGACGCAAAGAAAGAATGGAAACGAATGAGCAAGGTACTAGAGTCTATGGGACTTTTGACTGAAATGGATATGACTGCTTTTGCAGGCTATTGTCAAGCCTATGCCAGATGGAAAGAGGCAGAAGAGTTTTTGACCAAGCATGGCTCTATCATCAAGACCCCCAACGGCTATCTCCAACAAGTACCACAAGTTTCTATTGCACAAACCAATATGAAAATTATGCTTAAATTCTCCGAGCAGTTCGGACTGACTCCATCTGCTAGAAGTCGCATTCAGGCTGACACTGCAGATGGTGAACAAGATGAAATGGAAAGTTTATTGAGGGAGGTGTAGGATGACCTATCACTATCAACCAAGCCCTTTTATGTTGCCAACCTCACACTACGATGAGAAAAAGGCAGATAGAGCAGTGGCTTTTATCCAAAACCTCAAGCATACCAAAGGCAAATGGGCAGGTAAGCCCTTTTTGTTATTACCATGGCAGGAACAGATTATTCGCGATTTGTTTGGGATTGTGAAGGATGATGGCAATAGACAGTTCCTATCAGCTTATGTTGAGATTCCAAAGAAGAACGGGAAGAGTGAACTTGCGGCTGCCATTGCTCTCTACTTACTTTATGCGGATGGAGAAGCCAGTGCAGAAGTATATGGTGCTGCCTGTGATAGAAACCAAGCCTCCATTGTATTTGACGTCGCTAAACAGATGGTTGGCATGTCCAATCCTCTGAATAAGCGTTCCAAAATAATGGGGGCGACTAAGCGAATCATTAACTATTCCAATGCAGGATTTTATCAAGTCCTCTCTGCAGAAACAGGAACAAAACACGGACTGAATGTTTCAGGTCTAGTATTTGATGAAATCCATGCTCAACCCAACCGTCACCTCTATGATGTTCTCACGAAGGGTTCTGGAGATGCGAGGGAACAACCTTTATTCTTTATTATCACAACAGCAGGGAATGATAAGAATTCCATCTGTTATGAGCTACATACCAAAGCTCTCGATATTCTGAATGGCCGAAAGCAAGATACTTCCTTTTATCCTGTTGTTTATGGACTTTCGGAAAGTGAGGATTGGAATGATGAAGAGAATTGGTTGAAGGCAAATCCGTCACTAGGACATACGATAGGGTTTGACCGAGTACGAGAAGCCTACAAGCAGGCATTAGACAATCCAGCTGAAGAAAATGTCTTCAAACAACTAAGGTTGAATATGTGGACGAGTTCGACGGTAGCTTGGTTACCTGAACATGTATTTGACAAAGGAAACCAGCAAATAGACCTTGGATCTCTTAGAGGACGAGAATGTTATGCAGGTCTAGATTTATCTAGCACATCGGATATCACTGCTTTCGTACTTGTTTTTCCACCAAGATCAGATGCCGAGAATTACATCATTCTACCTTATTTCTGGTTGCCAGAAGATACACTTGACCTTCGTTGTCGTCGCGACCATGTTCTCTACGATGTTTGGGAGCGACAAGGTTATATCAAGACAACGGAAGGGAATGTGGTCCACTATGGTTTTATTGAAAATTTCATAGAGCATTTATCGACCATTTACCACATTAAAGAGATAGCCTATGACCGATGGAATGCGACTCAGATGGTCCAGAACCTTGAGGATATGGGTCTAACACTAGTTCCTTTTGGTCAAGGGTATAAAGACATGAGTCCTCCATCAAAAGAACTCTTCAAGCTCATGATGGAAGGAAAAGTCACTCACGGAGGTCATCCAGTCCTCAAATGGATGGCACAAAATGTTGTCATGAGACAAGACCCTGCTGGGAACATTAAGCCTGATAAGGAAAAGTCAGTCGAAAAGATTGATGGTATTGTAGCCTTAATCATGGGATTAGACCGATGTATTCGCCATCAAGGTGAAAGTGGTAGTGTTTATGATAATCGAGGTATTTTGAGTTTTTAGAAAGGAAACACCAATGGGCCTATTAGAATTATTGGGACTAAAACGAGCCAGAGACAAACCGACCAACTTGTATGAGGGATCGGATTTTTCATACCTTTTTGGTCGAACAACCAGTGGCGAGAATGTGGATGAGTTTAAGGCGATGCAGACCACTGCGGTTTATGCCTGTGTTCGGATACTTGCAGAAGCCATTGCTTCACTCCCTATCCATGTATATGAACGAACCGAGACTGGCAAGGAGAAGCGATTTGACCATCCCTTATATTTCTTACTTCACGATGAACCAAATCCAGAGATGTCTTCCTTTGTCTTTAGGGAAACTATCATGAGCCATCTGCTTATTTGGGGGAATGCTTATGTTCAGATTATTCGAGACAGGGCAGGGCGGGTGATTAGCTTATATCCGCTCTTGCCTGACAAGATGACGGTACATCGTGATGATAAAGGAGTTCTCTATTATAAGTATCAAAGGCAGACGGAAGAGAATCCTAATTTCAAGGATAAAGGTTCAGTTGTTCTGAAGCAGGAAGATGTACTCCACATTCCCGGTCTTGGCTTTGATGGTTTGGTGGGGTACTCTCCGATAGCACTGGCCAAGAATGCTATTGGGATGACGTTAGCCACCGAAAATTATGGTGCTTCCTTTTTTAAGAATGGTGCAAATCCTGGTGGTGTTCTAGAGCATCCTGGAATTTTGAAAGACCCTAAACGTGTCAGGGACTCATGGAATGCGGTCTATAACGGAGTAACCAATGCCCACAAGGTGGCGGTTCTTGAAGAGGGTATGAAATACACTCAGGTCGGAATCCCACCAGAAGAAGCACAGTTCTTGCAGACGAGGAAATTTCAAATCAACGAAATTGCACGACTTTACCGTATTCCACCTCACATGGTAGGAGATTTGGAGAAGTCGTCTTTTTCCAACATTGAGCAGCAATCCCTAGAATTTGTCAAATACGCACTAGACCCTTGGGTGGTTCGGATTGAACAGGCCTTCAAGAGGTCTCTTTTTTTACCCGAAGAAAAGAAAACTTACTTTGTCAAATTCAATGTGGACGGGCTTCTCCGTGGGGACTACCAGAGCCGTATGAATGGCTATGCCATCGGAAGGCAGAATGGGTGGCTATCCACTAATGATATCCGTGAGTTAGAAGATTTGAACCGTCTTTCTGATGAAGAAGGAGGCAATTTCTATCTGATTAACGGAAACATGACCAAACTAAAAGATGCTGGGGGCTTTATGAATCCACCAGCTGGAAAGGAAGACGATGCGTAACTTTTGGAATTTTACAGAAGATGAAAAAGGTCGCACATTGCGGATTGAAGGCCAGATTGCAGACGAGACATGGTTTGGCGATGAAGTCACACCTCAGCTTTTTAAATCTGACCTAGATGCAGGTAAAGGCGATATCACACTTTGGATCAATAGTCCAGGTGGAGATGTCTTTGCGGCTGCACAAATTTACAACATGTTAATGGACTACAAGGGAAATGTTCATGTCATCATTGATGGTCTAGCCGCAAGTGCTGCAAGTGTTATTGCCATGGCAGGTACTACCGTTTCTATGAGTCCAGTTGCCATGATGATGATTCACAATCCTTGGACTATTGCTCAAGGTGAGGCAAAGGATATGGAGAAAGTCATCGCCATGTTGGAAGAAATCAAGGAGTCCATTATCAATGCCTATGAGCTAAGAACTGGTCTTTCCCGAACTAAGATTTCCCACCTCATGGATAGTGAATCTTGGTTCAATGCCAAGAAAGCAGTTGAGCTAGGTTTTGCGGATAAAGTTCTTTTTGAGAACGATTCTACCAATGAAGCAGCAGATTCATATACCTATAGTCGTATGACGGCAACTAATCAGCTTGTGGTTAAACTTCAAGCCAAACTAGGGCAGAAGAAATCTACACACACTATTCCAATTAACCAGCTTGAAAAGCGGTTGAATTTATTGAAATAAAGGAGAGATACATGTCTACACTACTTGAACTAAAAGAGAAACGTAATACTGCTTGGGAACAAGCAAAGAACTTCCTCAATACTGTACGCTCAGATGAGGGGCTTGTGTCGGAAGAAGACGCTAAACGCTATGACGAGATGGAAGCAAAAATCAAACTCTACAACAAGGAGATTGCTCGCTTAGAACGGCAAGAAAAACTTGATTTAGAGTTATCACAACCAGCTACTCAAGCCTTAACTAGTCAACCTACACTGGGAGTTGAGAACAGTAAGGAAGATAAAGAAGGCATTGCATCCACCGTTTACAATGAAACCTTCTGGACAAATATCCGTAAGCGTAACTACTATGATGTCGCCAATGTCCTACGAGTCGGTGAGGATACAGAAGGCGGTCACTTAGTACCTGATGAGTATGAGAAGAAACTGGTCGAAGGCCTTCGTGAAGAAAACTTCTTCCGTAACTTGGCTACCGTTATCAAGACTTCGTCTGGTGAGCGTAAGATTCCTGTGGTGACAGGTCATGGCACTGCATCATGGATGGATGAGAATGGTCTGTATCCAGAGACTGATGAAACCTTTGGTCAAGTAACTCTGGATTCCTATAAGATTGGGACAGCTATTCGTGTGTCAGAAGAACTGATTAACGATTCTGTCTTTGATTTGGAAAGTTACATGATAGCTGAATTTGCTCGTCGCATTGGTACAGAAGAAGAAAAGTCATTCCTCATCGGTGACGGTTCTAAGAAACCAACTGGAATCTTTACCCAAGGAGAGGTGACTGGACCGACTACTGCGTCAAAGGACATTACCTTTGACGACATGATTGAACTCTATCATTCTTTGCCTGCACCATATCGCAAAAATGCAGTATGGATTTTGCATGATAGTACAGTGAAAGCTATTCGCAAACTCAAAGATGGTAATGGCAATTATATCTGGCAACCTTCAACACAAGCAGGTCAACCAGACCTCATTCTAAACCGTCCTTACTTTACGTCCACCTTTGCGCCACTTCCAGAAGCAGGCAATAAGGCGATTGCTTTTGGGGATTTCTCTTACTACTGGATTGCGGACCGTCAAGGACGTACCTTCAAGCGTCTGAACGAACTCTATGCCGCAAATGGTCAGATTGGTTTTCTAGCCAGTCAACGTGTGGATGGCAAGTTGGTTCTTCCTGAAGCAGTTAAGGTGCTAACTGTAAAAGGTAAGTAGTCATGGTTACTTTGGAACAAGCAAAGATTTATTTGAAGTTGGAGACTGAAGGGGAGGATGATTTGGTGCGTTCTCTCCTTTCAAGCTCCAAGGAGATTTGCTTGGACATTCTCCGTAAAACAGAATCTGAGCTAGAAGCCGATGATAGTGAGATAGTGTCTACAGCTATACTTTTTGGTCTAGCTTATCTTTATGAACACCGTGAGGTCGCAAATCACAAGGAGCTAAAGGAGACTCTTTATCACCTACTCATGAGTAAACGAAAAGAGGTGTTTTGATGAGAATTGCCCCTTTAAGAGAGCGAGTTACCTTTTATCAACGACAGATTACGATGGATGACATTGGAAATGAAAGCAGTTCTTTCCAAGAATTATTCAGTCGCTGGTGCTCCGTACGGTTACTCTCAGAAAGCGAAAGTAATGGTGTTTCGAGTATTAAGACAGATAAACGACTTCGATTTACGCTCAGGTATGACCCAGTGATTTTATCATTAGACACAAGACAAACAAGATTGATTTATCAAAATCAGTCGTACAACATCACTGTCATAGATGGAGTAACTTATCCGAGAGAAATCATTCTAGTTGATGTGAGCAAGGAGGACAGTTATGACAACCATCCCAATTGAAGAATTATCGTCTATCATCGAAGAAGAGCTTGCGGACTATCTGGACGTAACAGTGGACCATGTCAGGCAGGTTGTAGATGAGGTAACGCAGGAGGCTGTTCAGGAATTGAAAGATAGTTCTCCTAGAAAGAGTGGGCGATATGCTCGTGGATGGACTTCAAAGACAGTCGAAGATAGTCCTACTGGAGTAACCAAGGCTATTCACAATCGAGTCGCAAGTTTAACCCATCTTCTTGAAAATGGACATGCCACTCGAAGTGGTGGTAGAGTAGCTGGTATTCGTCACATTGCACCCGTGGAGGAAAAGGCAATCCTAAAGATTGAGAAAGGCTTGAGAGAAAAGCTATGAAAAGTAATGAATTGTATAAGCACTTACAGACGCTTGACCTTCCACTTGCTTACCACCATTTTGAGGAAGGGCATAGTCCTAAGCCGCCTTTTATGGTCTATTACTATCCAGATTCTTCAAACTTTGGGGCAGACAACATAGCCTATCACAAAGGACTTTCAGTCGTTTTGGAAGTTTACACGGATAAGAAGGACCTAGACCTTGAAGCTAGAGTGGAAGATTTTCTGGATCGCCACTCTTTTTATTTTGACAAGGTAGAAACCTATATTGCTTCCGAAAAACTCTATCAGGAAGCCTATTATTTTGAACTTTAAGAAAGGAATACTTATGGCAGAACAAAATAAAGTTACCTTTGGTTTACAGGATGTCCATTGGGCAGAAGTGACTAAGGAAGGTAGTGACGGTGCACTGACCTATGGTGCAGTTGAACGGTTGCGAGGTGCAGCGGAATTGACCTTAGATCCGACTGGTGATTCTGGTAGCTACAAGGCTGATAACATTAACTACTATACGGCCGAATCCAATGATGGCTATACAGGAACCCTAAAGGTCGCAAGTTTGACACAGGAATTTTTAACACGAGTGTTGGGTGAAACGATTGATTCAACCAGTAAGGTTGTGACAGAACTTGCCAGTTCTGAGAAGAAATACTTCGCACTCATGTTTCGTTTTGAAGGGGATAAGAAAGAAACTCTTCATGTTCTCTATTACTGTTATGCATCTCGACCAAAGCTGGGGTCAAAAACCAAGAGTGGTAGTGACATCAATGAAGTCGAGTTGAATTTTACAGCAAGTCCTCGTCCACTTGATAAGGTTGTTCGCAGACGTACAACTGAGGACACACCAGACGAGGTTCGTAATAACTGGTTTAAGAAGGTCTATGAACCAACCGCTAATGGAGGGCGTACCTAATGCAGAAACAAATTGAACTTTCAGGACAGACGTTTACCTTGCAGTCCAATGCCTATACCCCCATCGCTTATAAGAAGGAGTTTGGAAAGGACTATTTCCAGGATCTCTTTCAAATGCTTCAAGCCAAGTCTATCTTAAATGCATTGGACGGGTTGGAAGAGGGAGAAGAATTGACCACCAAGGATATTGACCTTGAGATTTTGTCAGACTTTGATATGACTTTCTTTCATCGGCTTTTTTGGGTGTTTGTCAAATCGGGCAACCGATCCATTAAGCCCTTTGAGGAATTTTTTATGGATATTGAAGAGTTTCCTTTACAGGAAGTAGGTCCCGTTCTGATGGAGATGTTGCAGCAAGGGATGACCACACGAAAAAAGTCGATGGGACTCAAGCGGCAAGCGAGGAAATCTTCACAGTAGAATCCTATCTTTCTTGTTGTAAGGAGACAGGTCTATCCATTGATGATTTGAAACACCTCTCAATTGGCATGGCACTTGATTATCAGACTGACTACATTGCACTGAGAACGCAGGGACCGCAGCACAGAAAAGCAACGCAAGCAGATTTTGACAATTTCTAATGGCAGGAAGGAGGGGCTATGGCAGGCAAAATCAAAGGTATCACCATTGAAATTGGTGGTGATACAGCACCTTTACAAAAAGCACTCCAAGGAGTTAATAAGGAAGCGTCAAATTCTACTAAAGAGCTTAGACAGATCGACAAGGCTCTCAAGTTTGACACGAACAATGTCACCCTCCTGACCCAGAAACAAGAAGTCTTAGCCAAGCAGGTCGCAACGACCAAAGAGAAACTCGAAATCTTACGACAAGCCCAGTCACAGGTCGAAGACCAATTTCAAAAAGGTGAGATTGGAGCGGATCAGTATCGTGCTTTTCAACGAGAGGTTGAAACGACAAAAACAGTCTTAACTGGCTATGAAAATAAGCTAGAAGCCGTAAACAAATCCTTATCCAATCATGGGCAGGGTGTTGAAACCAACAAATCAATGCTCAAAGCTCTTGAAAAGGAACAGGCACAACTAGCTTCTGAGTCTGAAAAATTGAACTCTAGCTTCAAGTTACAGGAAAGTCAGCTTGGTTCAACCGCATCAGAAAGTGATAAGCTGACTCTGGCACAGAAGAAAATTGTCAGCCAGTCAAACTTGGTTGAAAAACAAATCGCCAACTTAGAGAAACAACTGGAGCTAACAAAGAGTGAATATGGTGAGAATTCGGTTGAAGCTAATAAGCTCGAGAAAACTCTTAATGAGACAAAGGTTGCTTACCATAACCTCCAAAATGAAATGGAAGAGTTAGGTCAATCCTCTTCAATCGCTAAGGATGGTTTATCAGAAACCAATCAGCTCCTTAAAGCTGACCTCTTGATGGATTTTAGTGATAAGTTAGGAGAGTTATCACAACAGTTAATTGAGTTCGGTCAAAATGCACTTGATGCCTTTCGTCAAGTTGATGAGGGGATGGATATCATCGTAACCAAAACAGGAGCAACTGGTGATGCCTTAGATGAGATGAGTGAGATTGCGCAACGAGTGGCGGTGAATATTGCTGGTGCAGGATTTGAAGAAGCAGGAAATGCCGTGGGTGAAGTCAATACCCAGTTTGGCTTAATGGGAGATGCACTCCAAGTAACAGCAGAAGACCTGCTTATGTTTTCTCAAATCAATGGAAGTGATGTGACAACCTCCACTATTCAGTCCAAGCAGGCTCTCGAAGCCTACGGTCTATCAGTTGACTGGCTCAGTGACGTACTTGATAGTGTGACCTATGTGGCACAAGGAACTGGTGTCTCAGTCAATGATTTGATGAACAAGGCCATTAGTGGTGCACCTCAAATCAAGGCACTTGGTCTAGCCTTTGATGAGGGTGTGACACTTATTGGTCAGTTTGAAAAAGCTGGTGTTGACTCATCGGCGGCTCTCTCTTCTCTATCAAAGGCGACTGTTGCTTATGCCAAAGATGGAAAGACCCTAGAGGAAGGCTTGAAAGGAACGATTGAAGCTATTCAAAACTCAACCAATGAAACGGAGAGTTTGACCCTAGCTTCAGAAATTTTTGGGTCAAAAGCTGCTTCACGGATGGTGGATGCCATTAAGCGTGGAGCATTTTCTTTTGATGAATTGTCAAAGACAGCAGAAAATGCGGCAGGAGTTGTTGCGACAACCTTTGAAGCGACACTTGATCCTATTGATCAGTTTGAAGCGGCAGAAGAAGAGATGACTCTTGCCATGTCGGAGTTCGGTGGAGTTATCGCAGAAACATTTGCGCCCCTCCTTATGGTTGTGGTGGATATTATCAAAGAGTTAGTGAACTGGTTTTCTGGATTGGCAAGTCCAATTAAACAGGCCATTGTCCTCTTTGGTGGGATTCTAACGGTCATTGGTTTACTGTTACCGTTCTTTTTAGGACTTCAAGCGGCAGCTCTTGCCATGGGAACGACCATTGGAGGTATGCTTTTGGCGTTTGCGCCAATGGTCGGAACAGTTTTAGCCATTGCCGCCGGTATCGCTATATTGATTGCAGGTATCAAGTACCTTTGGGAGACCAATGAAGGCTTTAGAGAAGTCGTTCTAGGGATATGGGAGACTATATCTAGTTTCATTACTAGTGTCCTACAGGCTTTATCGGATTTTATTATGTCTATTTGGGGGCAACTAGTTTCATGGTGGACGGAAAATCAAGAGTTGATACTAGCAGCATGTGAGGTCGTTTGGAATACCATCCAATTAGTCATCGAAACTATCATGGAGATACTTGGCCCCTATCTTGAAGCAAGTTGGAATAACATCGTCCTTATCGTCACAACCGTCTGGGAAGTCATCAAGACAGTTGTAGAGACGGTAATAAGCGTCATCCTTGGAATCATCAAAGCCATCATGCAGGTTATCACTGGTGACTGGCAAGGGGCATGGGAAACCATAAAATCGGTTATTTCTACTGTCTGGGCAGCAATTCAATCCATTATTTCAACGATTCTATCAGCGATTGGTCAGTATATAGCTAATACTTGGCAAGGGATAGTTGGTTCAATTTCTAATCTCTTACAAGCTATCCAGTCAGTTGTGGTTTCAATCTGGCAGGGGATTTCTTCTACCATTGGGAACATTCTTTCAGGAATTTCATCAACAGTCTCAAGTATCTGGGACGGTATAAAGTCCAGTATCTCCAATGCCATCAATGGTGCAAAAGATGCCGTTAGTTCCGCCATCAATGCCATAAAGAACCTTTTTAACTTCCAGTTCAAATGGCCACACATTCCACTTCCTCACTTTTCGATTTCTGGGTCAGTCAATCCTCTTGATTGGTTAAAAGGTGGTCTACCTAAGATTGGGGTGGAGTGGTATGCCAAGGGAGGAATCTTAACCAAACCGACTGCTTTCGGTATCAATGGTAATCAATTGATGATAGGTGGCGAAGCAGGGAAAGAAGCAGTGCTACCACTAAACAGACAGACACTAGGAGATATTGGTCGAGGGATTGCCTCCACCTTGGATAACGTAGGTGTAAACATCACAGTGAATATTTCTGACGTTATTGTTAGAGAAGAAGCAGATATTGATAAACTTTCTGAGAGCGTTGCAAGACGCATGGTTGATGAATTGCGACGACAAAAAGGATTGAAAGGAGAGGTTTGATGATAAAACATAACGCTTTGTCGATTGGCGGTATTTCAACCGCTTCTTTTTCTTGTAAGGTTATTGTCGAAACCAGTCCTAGTATAGTGATTGGCTCAAGCAAAACAATTCTTTATGAACATGGCGGCATAAGTGGTGCAGTTGTTCAAAGCAATAACAGGAGAGGCGTGGTCGATTATTCCTACCGTATTTATTTAGTCAAGCCAAGTGAAGCTGACCTCAATCGCTTCACAGGTCTTCTAGCAAAGGAGGGCTACTGGTTAGAATCAACTAGCTTTCCTTCAGTCCGCCTTTGGTGTTATAAGGCGGAAACCAATCGATTTGAGCGAGACAACCGAGGGGTATACCAAGCGGATGTCCGCTTTATTTGCCACCCAACTCGCTATTTTAAGAGTTTGGACACACAAACGTTGACGAGTAATGGGAGTATTCGCTATCAGGGAACTGCTCTTGCCTACCCAAAAATCACGATTGCGGGTCAAAGCGCTTCAGAAACCCAACTGACTATTGGTAGTCAGGTCATTCGACTGGCAAATTTGACAGGTCGGTATGTCATGGATAACAATCCTCAGCATCCATCTTTTAAGACATCCACAGGGAGAGCTATTCGATGGTCAGGAGACTTCATATCTTTAGACCCAAGTAAGGGGACAAGTACTGGTGTGGTTTTGGGAGCAGGTATCAATTCCGTTACATTTGAGACGAATTGGGGGTGGGTCTAATGTTGTATCTCTATCCAGAGAAAACAGATAACCTAAGGTGGAACGGTGAGCCACTGTTCGAAGCAAGTAAAGCAGAAATTACAGAGACCTTAAATGGAGCTTATGAGTTAAAGGTTACCTACCCTATGACTGACTCAAAAGTTTATCATCAACTGGCAGTTGATAAACTCATCTCTGCTCCTAGTCCCACTCTTGATTATCAATTTTTTAGAATTAAGACGATCACAGAAGAAAATGATAAGCTTCAGATAAGGTGTACCCATATCAGTGATGATATCATGCACAGGAGAATAAGGCCTTTAACGCTGAATAGCGTTGACTGTCAAACAGCTGTTAATCAAATGGTGGCAAAAAGTCGGAGTAAATTAACTGGATTTCACTTTGATAGCGATATTTCAGCTCCGCATATTTTCACAACGGAAGAGGAAGGCACACTTTATTCCGTATTTATGGATGGGGCGCACTCTATTTTAGGCACTTGGGAGGGAGAGTTGACAAGAAATAATCGTCAACTTTCCATCAAAAGTAGTCGAGGACAAGATAGAGGAGAGATTCTTTCCACTCATCATTCACTTTATGACTATCATCGTGAGTTGGATAGTTGGGCAGTCTATACCCGCATCATCGCTCGTTCCACTTTTCGTCCAGAAGGGAGTCAAGAAAAAAGAAAACTAGAAGTAGTAGTGGATAGCCCTTTGATAGGTCACTACCCTTACATCAATGAGGTTGCTTATGAAAATAATAACTTAACTAGTGAGGAAGACCTAAGAAAATGGGCAAGGGCAAAATTCGAGCATGCACACATTGATAAGCCAAAAGATAGTTTGGTTGTCAAGGCTCATTTGATTGACGGAATGACCATTCACTTGGCTGATACAGTTCATATAAAATCTGACAAGCATCAAGCCGACTTTCAAAAGAAAGTGATTGCCTATACATGGGATGCCCTTTCCAAAGCTTACCTTGACTTCACCTTTGATGACCGAGTTCAGTATGGTGGTGTATCAACCTCCTCCTTGTCCCATTTTGCGAAAGAGATACTCCATGGAGCAGATGACGGCTTGATCCAAGTTCGAGCTGAGATGGAGGCTGCTAATCGCAGATTTGACCTTAAGGAGCATCAGCTCCGTGAGGAGATTGAAAATGGAATCTTAAGAGCTGAAGCAAAGGCAGAAGAACATCTATCTGAAATCTCAGATGAAGTAACGAGGCTTGATGCGGCTGCAAAACAATTGGAAGCTAATCATCAAGCACAAGACAAGAAACTTTTGGAGCATTTGCAGTTTCTGGGCGAAACAACGAATCTGGCACAGTTGGCAAAAGATAGTGCTATTAGTGCCCTTACCTTGGCAAGAGAAAGTCAGAATCAAGCTAGTGCAAATCTGACTCGATTAACTCAAGCAATTAGTGATTTGAACAACTTGTCTCAGTCACTTACTAGCAGTCAAACAGAACTCCTTCAGGTAAAAAACAAGGCTGATAGTTTATTGGCTAAGTCTAATGGTCTGGAGACTAAGGTTAATGGCTTTCAAACAAAGCTGGATAACACCAATCAAAGTTTGAGCACCAAGGCAGATAAAACAGTCGTTGATGGCATCAATAAGACCGTATCAACGCATACAGTGGATATCAAAAAAGCACTGGATGGTCTGTCTAGTAAGGTGTCAATGACTGACTACAATGCCATCAGTCAGACAGTTGCTAGTCATACGACTAAGCTTAGTCAGACAGCTACTACATTAGAGACGCTTGCCAAAAAGAGTGACATGAATCAATTATCTGGTCGACTGACCACGGCCGAAAGTTCTTTAAGAACAACAGCCGAAAATGTGACACAGATGATGTCTAATAGTCTGACAACTGCAACCAAACTATTGAAGTTAGAAACAGAAATTTCAAAACAAGCTGGTGAAATCAATCAGAGGTTGACTTCCACTCAAGTGGAATCAGCTATAACTGGGAAGGGGTACCAGACCAAAAGTCAAGTTGATAGCAATATCACGGCTCGTGGTTACCAAACCAAGTCACAGGTTGATACCAACATCACTGGTAGAGGCTATCAGACTAAGGCGCAAGTGGACTCCAATATTACTGGCCGTAACTATGTGACTACCACCAACTTGGATAATCGCTTGACGGAAACCGTAAGAGGATATACGAGAGAGATTTCACGAGTTGAATCCCTCCTTCCTCAAGGAGTTGGAGGACGAAATTATATCCGAAATTATGGGGATAGTTTAGCACTTGGCCATAGCAATAATACTTCTGAATGGAATATTGTAGCTCAAAATGATAGTACCGCTGCATCAGGAAAAGTCATGGTTGCGACCTGTACCAAGGCAGGACGAGGTGGCTTTCATAAGCCTTTGCTTGATTTAAGAGGAAGTCGGTATGCCAATAAGCCGATGACCTTCTCATTTGAAATCCGTGCTAGTCGGAGTGTTTCAATGACACTCGGAGCTGAGATTTTTGACAATAACTCACAAGCCTTTCAGGTTACAACAGGATGGAAACGCTTTGTCCATAGTTCAATTGTGAAACTCAAGACCTATTATTCCTTTGTTTGGTATATTCGAGAAGGTGATTGGGCTGTTGGAGACAAGGTCTATATTCGTGACCTACAGTTGGAAGATGGGCTTCTTGCCTCAACTCCCCAACCTGCCCTTGAGGATAGACCGACTCTGACTCAGGTTCAAAAGGTGGAGTCAACTGTCGATAGCCATAGCCGAACCTTTACTCAACTAGGAACTTTACCTACCAGTCTCAAATGGGCGAGTATCCAACAAACCATTGATAAGGTCACGACCACCATAGGGGATGCGACAGCCATATCAAAAACAGTTCAAACTGCTCTTGTCAGCTTACAAGTTTTCAAGGACTTACAGACTGGTCTATCCTCTCAACAAAGTTTAACCGCCAACCATTATGCTCTAAAATTCTTGAAGGCAAGTGGGGATGTGTTGACGCAGCTTAACCTAAATACTGGTGGTGTGAAAATTCAAGGGAAACTGATTCACTTGAATGGTCAAACCTTGATTGACAATGGGGTGATTAAATCTGCTATGATTTACAGTCTTGATGCTGGAAAAATATCGACTGGCTATTTGAGTGCAGCACGAATTGCGACCCAGGCCATTACTGGCGACAAGATTAAATTTGACCAAGCCTTCTTTGACAAGATGACTGCCAATGAAGTCTACTTTAAGACCATCTTTGGGAAGTCTGCCTTTATCACGGCAGTACAGGCAGTGAGTTTATCAGCTACAAAAATTGTTGGTGGCATCCTCAAAGCAACCAATAACGCCATGAGTATAAACCTCAATCAAGCCAATATCACATTCAATTCAACAGCGACCATTGACTTTAATAGTTCTTGGAATGCCTTGAGACGAAAGGTTGGTGACGTGACAGGGTTCTTGCATTTTAACACTGCGACAGCAGGGGGAACTTATGTCGGTCTTGGAGTTACATCGCACAATGAAGGCATCAAATCACAGGATACAGGTCGTTTTGCGGGGATTCGGATTTTCCGTTCCAACGACAGCAATGACCAGTTAGAACTCTATGGAGACAAAATCTATTTAGGTCACGCCTTCAATGGAAATGCTTTGAGGCTAACTGCGACACGCTTAGACAAAACCTACGAGATGGTGGATATTATCTCATCCATCAAGGCCTTGTGGCGGTGTTGGTTACACTTTAACAACGTCAGATGGAATCCATCTGATAGCAACTTAGGACGTGCCGTTATTAACGAGTACAATGCGCATAATATTGGATAAGGAGAACCCAATGACAGAAGAAATGATTCTATCTGGTTTACAGGTTAGTGTGAAAGAACTGACCCAAAAATTGTCTGAAGAGCTGACAGGTAAGAACCTCTTAGCTGTTCAAGTGGCACAGTTGACAGAGGAGCTTGAAGGCATGAAGCAGGTACTAGAAAGTGACTCTGCACTTCAAGAACTCTTTTTGGAAGTACAGGAAAAACTAAAGGAGGATAGCCATGGCGAGTAAACCCTTACTTAATATTGACAAGGTAAAAGAGCCATTCAATTTGGGAAAGGCTCTTCACTATATGGAAGAGAATGGCGAGTTCATTCGCTTTCAACATAATGGGCAGGATTTCTATATGTATCAATCAACTGAGACTCGTCCTGTTTTTGTGAACGGGAAACGGCAGTTGGTCGAACTCAATCATGTTCGAGCTTTTGACCGATACCATACTCCAATCACAACGCTTGATTTGACTTCTCTATTTGAAGAGGTTTTTACCATTATGCGCTTTGATGAATATGGTGAACCCATCTGGGAAGAGGAGGACGATTCCCCTTCACCAGAGGAAATTGATTCAGTAAGTTTATAGGAGGAAGACGCTATGCGAGAATTACTAACTGCCAATAAGGTTCTCTTTTCAGCTATCGGAGGTATTATTGGCTCTATCTTTGGTGAGCTAGATGGTTTTCTCTATGCCCTCTTGGTATTTATGGTCATTGACTACCTGACAGGTATGATGGCAGCTACCTTGGAGAAGAACCTATCTAGCTCCATCGGAAAGAAAGGCATCTTCAAGAAGGTCATGATTATCTTCTTGGTTGCCATGGCACACATGATAGACCTTCATGTTGTGAAGCAAGGTGGGGCAGTAAGAACTGCGGTTATCTTTTTCTACTTCAGCAATGAAGGTCTATCTATTCTAGAAAATGCGACACGTTTGGGTTTGCCTATTCCAGCTCGCATTCGAAATGTACTACGTCAGTTACAAGAAGAACACAAGGAGGAAAAGTAGTATGGGTAAACATTTGGTAATTTGTGGACATGGTCAAGGTCGAAGCGGCTATGATCCAGGAGCAGTTAATCGCCAGTTAGACATTACTGAAGCTGGTAAGGTTCGAGAGTTTGCCAATCTCATGAAACAATACAGCGGCAGCAACATTGACTATGTCACGGATCAAAATGTCTATGACTATCAGAGTTTAGCTAGTATTGGTAAGGGCTATGATTCTATCACAGAGTTGCACTTCAATGCCTTTAATGGACAAGCACGAGGGACAGAAATTCTGATTTACAGTGGCTATAACCCCGATAGCTTAGACCAGAAATTACTTGGTGTTCTATCCAAGCGTTTCACTAACCGTGGTTTTAAGAAGGTTAATTGGCTCTACAATGCCAATGTGGCCGCAAGTCGAGGATATAATTACCGCTTGGTGGAAATTGCCTTTATTGACAACAATAGCGATATGGCAATTTATGAACAACATAAGGTTGCCATGGCACAAGAATTTGTTCATGCCATCACAGGTCAAACTCAAGCACCAGCCGTTACTCCCAGTCGCCCTTCTCATCTTAATGTTGGTGATTCCGTTGTGGTTCAAGCTCATGCGACCCATTATCAAACGGGTCAAGCCATCTCGAAATGGGTCAAAGGCAAAACTTATCAGATTCTCCAAGTAAAATCGGTTAACCAGTCCAATAGTCGCTATGCCTATTTACTTGGTGGAATCAAGTCATGGGTGCTAGAACAAGATGTCAAGGCGACAACAAAGGGGCATAGCGAGCGAACCTATACTGTTCAAAAAGGTGACACCTTATATGGTATCGCTAAGAAATTCAACACCTCTGCGTCTAACCTCTCCAGTAAGAACAAGATTACCAACCCATCCCTCATTCGGATTGGACAGGTTATTCGTCTTGATTAGCATAAACACTCAAGCCTGATGTCATCGTCAGGCTTATTTTTTTTGCCCAAAAAGCGGAAAAAATGTCCCCAATCTTACTTAGTAAGGTAGGAAGAATTATTTCATCCAGTTTTTGGACGAAATCTTCCAGAACTGTACCTAGTAGTTGAAGGGAGTATAAGATGACACCAGAACAAAAAGAATCGATTATGATGTTACGAGCTGATGGACTAGGCTACAAGGCAATCGCGATTAGACTTTCTATATCAGTCAATAGTGTGAAGTCATTTTGTCAGAGACAAAAAGTCTGCCATTCGAAAAAAGATGAACTACAATGCGAGTTATGTGGCGAAACGTTTGAGGTGGAAAGTAGAACGAATAATAAACGGTTTTGTAGTAAAGAATGTCGCATGAAGTGGTGGAATAGGAATAAGCGGAATATCAGACGGGCAAGCCAAGTTGAACATTCCTGTCAGCATTGCCAGAAAAAGTTTAAAGCCTATATACATGAAGGGAGAAAGTTCTGTTCACATCAGTGTTATATCAAGGAGCGATTTTGGTAAAAATTTCCAAAGTATTCGTTCGACTAATCGTTGACTTTTAGGGCATTTAGAGTGATATATAGACGTGCAAGAAAGGAGAATTATGGTAGTAACACTTATTCCAAAACAGCTATCACCAAAGAAAAAAAGGGTGTGTGCCTATATTCGGGTTTCCAGTGATTCAGAAAGTCAAGCAATGTCCCTTGAAAACCAGAAAGCATACTTTGAGCAATTGTATAGAGAGGATGCGGAATTTGTAGGTATCTATTATGACCAAGGAATATCTGGTTCAAAGGAAAGCAGGCCTGGATTTCAAGCCATGCTTACGGATTGCTTTGACGGAAAGATTGATTTAATCCATACCAAGACCGTATCACGATTTTCTAGAAATACTGAACTCTTGCTCGAAACCAGTCGTAAACTAAAAAACCTTAATGTCGATATATATTTCGAAGAACAAAATATCCACACCCTTTCGAGTGAAGGGGAAGTCATGCTTTCAGTTTTGGCCAGTGTAGCAGAGGAAGAACTAGCGAGTATGAGCTCCAATCAACGCTGGGCTTACCAGAAAAAGTTCAGTAGAGGTGAAGTTTTACTGAACACCAAACGGTTCTTAGGTTATGAACTATCAGATGGTGGTGAGCTAGTCATCAACCCTTTAGAAGCCTTGATTGTCAAACGTATCTTTCATTTATACTTGTCGGGATATGGAACACATCGCATAGCAAAGTTGCTGAATAAGGAAGGAGTCTCAACAGCTACTGGAGCAAATTGGCACTCTTCTACAGTTGCGTCTATCTTAAGGAATGAGAAGTATAAAGGTAGTGTGTTGCTTCAGAAAACTTTTCGGGATGGAGTAAACGGTCCAGTTCGCAGAAACAATGGACACTTTCAACAATATCTAATTGAGGACAACCATCCACCAATTATTTCAGAAACTGAGTGGGAGCGCGTTCAGGAGTTGCTCAATTCAAAATCCATCAAGGGGAAGTCTTATCAAAACAGATATCCTTTCAGTGGCTTGTTGAAATGTTGTTACTGCGGTTCAACTCTGAAACGGCAAATCTCCTATAAAGGAAAAATAATCTGGTCTTGCTCGAAATACATCAGTGAAGGGAAGAAAGCGTGCCAAGGGATGCGCGTGCCAGAAAGCGAGATGAAGGATTGGGTCATTGATAAACCGACAATAATTAAGGAGGAAGTGAAAACTAATGGGAAAAAGCATTACAGTTATTCCAGCCAAGTCACAGGAAACAGCAGTAGAGGTCAAACCACGGAAGATAAGGGTGGCGGCCTACTGCCGAGTGTCAACCGAACTCGAAGAACAGCAATCAAGCTATGAGAATCAAATGAGGTACTATTCGGATTTCATTCAATCGAATCCGTCCTATGAGTTAGTAGATATCTATGCGGATGAGGGGCTGTCGGGAACATCTACCAAGAAGCGTTCTGAGTTTAATCGAATGATTGAGGATTGTAAGGCAGGTAAGATTGATAGAATATTGGTCAAGTCGATAAGTCGGTTTGCGAGAAATACACTAGACTGCATTCGATTTGTGCGAGAGCTAAAAGAGCTAGGGGTGGGTATTACATTTGAAAAAGAGAATATCGACTCCCTAGATGCCAAGGGTGAGGTTCTCCTAACAATCTTATCATCATTGGCACAGGATGAATCGCGCTCCATTTCGGAGAATGCGACATGGGGAATCCGAAAGCGATTCGAGCGGGGCATCAATCGGCAAAATACGACAAAGTTCATGGGTTACGATAAGGATGAAGATGGCAACCTCATCATCAATGAAGAACAAGCAAAAGTTGTTAGGAGAATCTTTCGAATGTTCCTCATGGGTCAGACACCAGAATCAATCGCTAGAAGGTTGAATAATGAGGAGGTGGCAGGATGGTCAGGAAAGGCGAATTGGTATCCTAGCTCAATTCAGAAAATGCTCCATAATGAAAGGTATAAGGGTGACTTGCTCTTACAAAAGACAGTTACAGTAGACTTTTTGAATAAGAAACGGACAGAGAACAACGGGCATGCCAACCAGTATTATGTCGAGGGTAATCATGAACCAATCATTGAGCCATGGATTTGGGATGCGACACAGCTAGAATTTGAACGAAGAGAAGCCTTTAAGCAAACGCATGAAATTAAGAACTACGCTCAAAACATCGAAAGCAATCCCTTTTCGTCAAAGGTTTTTTGTGGAGTTTGTGGATCAGCTTTTGCACGAAAACATTGGACTACTACTCAAGGAAAACGAGCAGTCTGGCAATGTAGTTCTCGATATAAGAAAAAAGGTGTGTTGGGGTGCACCAATTCACACATTGATGAGGAGACATTGCAGAAAGCCTACTTGATGGCTATGCATGAGCTATCAGTCCATGGGCAGGAATGCGAAATGAAGTGGCAAAAGTCGATTAAAATAGGAACTCCATTAGAAAGATATAAAGCATTGCTCTTACAAGAAGCACTCGGGGACAATTGTAATGAATTCAATCCAGAGTGGATGGTTGGGCTACTTGAGAAAATTGATGTGGGAAAAGTGGTACTTGTCCGATTTGTGGATGGAACTGAAGTTACACTTTGATAGGAGGCAATAAAAGGCGCAGGTAAGTTCTGTGCTTTTTTGGTATAATAAGAATTGTTAACTAATTTCTAAATCAATTTGTTTTAAATGGAGGTGTTACTTTGAATTCTGAGTTAAAAAAAGTAGATGATTTTCTGAACAATTTTATTCAGAAGAACAATAAACAGAAAAGTAATATATTTCTAAGGCTTAACGAAGTTGAATATTATGAAGAAAATAAATCTGGAACTTTTTGTCATTATCCAGGTTGTGGTGATGTTGCGATAGATTCTCACACATATCCAAAATCATTTTTGAGAAAAATAGCAGGTGGAAACAAGGTCTTTGCAACTGATATAAAGCATATTGTGGGGAATAGTTATGATGTGGGAGTGTCAGATTTGGTAAAGGATACTCATATTAAGAAATCTGGAGTACAACCATTATTTTGCAAGAAACATGATGCTGACATATTTAAAGCAATCGAAGTAAAAAATATTAATACGGATCTTGAAACCTATCTTTGTTTATTTCTGTATCGATCTTATATATATGATTATCAGTTGGAATCGGAAGTTCATAATCCGAGCGTAAATAGAAAAATCAACATTGACAGACCTTACTCTAAAAAAATATCAAAAGAAGACGAGATACGATATTTATTCGAGCAGGAACTCTCAACGAAGCTAATAAGCGAAAATGCGAGTTTCCATAACTCTGATATTATTAAAAATAAATTTGATGCAATATTTCTTGGAAAGGAAAGCCAAATTATTCTGATTTTTGTAAGTATTTCGAATTGAAGTATTATGATTTAGGCTGCCTTCCTGATTTTTTTGCTAGTGGAAGTATGTTTTTTTCTTTGGATCCTCAAAGGATAGATAATCCACTTCAATCAATCTATGCCATTATTCCTGACAAATCATTACAAACTGCATATTTTTGTATATTAATGCCTAATGAATCTATAGATTCAATGAAAGTTGTTATTGAGAATCTCGAAAAACTGTACAATAAATACGATAAGAGAGAATTCAATAAGCACATCGAGTTTTTGTTGTTAGATGCCTCGCAAAATATTATTATGACTGAAACTCTATACAACAATCTAAAAATAAATGGTGCTTATCACTTACTTGTAAAAGCCTGTATTGCTTTGGTGATGGCACGTTTACCTATTTGCCCATACTCTAGTAAATCATTAAGGAGTTACTCTTATAATTTGCTAAAATCAATTGATTTGATAAGTAATGGCCATCAATAGTCCTTTTAGAAATCGTTTCAGAGTATCTAATTAAAGTGCCAAAAGAAATGCGGCATTTCAGAGTATTCATCTGTCCTATCAAGACACGTGGAGTGCGTAGTGTTGCTACAACGAAGCAACGGGTAAAAATCCTTTATTTTAAGCACTTTTTCAAGCATTTTGTCTTTATTGAAAAGAGTGATTTTGACATAAAAAAGGTTCAAAAAAAGTACATTGATGTGAATGTCTGTTTGGATGTCGACTGCGTAGACAAAAAATAGATACGTCATAAAAAATAATAGTTCAGCGAGAACATTTTACTAAGTGTTCTCGTTTTTTTATTTTCAGGAGGAATTCATGAAAAAGAAGGAACAATCATCACGCCAAATCGTGATGTGTCATCTTGTGGCTATTTTAGGAGTTGATATTGTGAAAGCAACACAGCTAATTGATGAAATGGAACAACCAGGTTTAATCCGATTTGATGAATTTGGAAATGTTGGAATATTAGTCTTGGAGGGACAATCATGAAACGAATTACCGCTAATCAGTATCAGACATCAGAGCGTTATTATAAACTCCCTAAAATTTTGTTTGAGAGTGAACGTTATAAGGATATAAAGCTGGAGGTTAAGGTAGCCTACGCGGTTTTAAAAGATAGGTTGGAGCTGTCTTTGAGTAAGGGCTGGATTGATGAGGATGGGGCTATTTACTTGATTTATTCCAATTCAAATCTGATGGCACTTTTAGGCTGTTCAAAGTCAAAATTACTCTCTATCAAGAAAACCTTACGTGACTATGGCTTAATTGATGAAGTCCAACAGTCCTCTAGTGAAAAAGGTCGAATGGCAAATAAAATTTACTTGGGGGAATTAGAACATGAAACTACCCCAGTCTTACATACTGACGGGGCTAGTGTTAAAAAAACACTAGGGGAGTCTCAAAGAAAGACGGGGCCGGTCTTAAATTCAGCCCCTAGTGAGACTGAAGGAAGTGAGACTAAATATAGTGAAACTGAAGGGAGTGATTTCCTTATTGAGGACGAGGAGGAGAGGCAGCTGGTAGATGAGAAACAAGAAGAGAACTTTACTTCAAAAGTTGATGGCGTGACCAAGTACGATCGAGACTATATTTGGGGTTTGGTTCATGACCAGTTAAGACAGACAGGTCTATCTCAGTCAGCTAGTGACTATGCCATGATTTATTTTAGTGACCGTTATCAGTATGCTTTGGAACATATGCGATTTGCTCGGTCAGCGGAAGTAATAGCTGAATACGTATTTAATGGTGTGCTGTCAGAGTGGACCAAGCAACTGAGACGACAAGAAGTAAAAGGAGGTGAATAAGATGATTTGGTGGATACTAGGTGGAATCTATCTGATTTCTATCATCATTTTGATTGTTGAAATCATCCGTGCACCAGATATGGATGATCATATATAGGCAAGAGTTTTACATGTGTAAGGCTCTTTTTTAGTTGGAAAGAGAGGAAAAATGAAATTTTTAGATTTATTTGCTGGGATAGGCGGTTTTAGGCTAGGGATGGAATCACAGGGTCATAAATGCCTGGGCTTTTGTGAAATTGATAAATTCGCCAGAACATCTTATAAAGCCATGTTTAACACAGAAGGAGAAATAGAATACCATGACATTAAAGAGGTCACAGACCATGACTTTAGACAATTTAGAGGGCAAGTGGACATCATCTGCGGGGGATTTCCTTGCCAAGCATTTTCACTCGCAGGCAGACGATTGGGATTTGAAGATACTCGAGGGACTCTCTTTTTTGAGATTGCTCGAGCGGCCAAACAAATCCAACCACGTTTTCTATTTTTGGAAAACGTCAAAGGCCTACTCAATCACGACGAGGGACGGACGTTCGCCACAATCCTCTCCACGATGGATGAATTGGGGTATGATGTCGAATGGCAGGTGCTTAACAGTAAGGACTTCCAAGTCCCGCAGAACAGAGAGCGGGTCTTTATTATCGGACATTCTAGAAGATACCGTTCCAGATTCATATTTCCTCTCAGAAGAGAAAACAGCCCAACTCATCTTGAAAAGCTAGGAAATATCAATCCCTCTAAACGTGGTTTGAATGGTGAAGTCTATCTGACGAGTGGACTTGCTCCTACACTAACAAGAGGTAAAGGAGAGGGTGCAAAAATCGCCATTCCAGTCTTAACACCAGATAGACTAGAAAAACGGCAACATGGTCGTCGATTTAAGGACAATCAAGACCCTATGTTTACTTTGACAAGTCAAGACAGACACGGAGTTGTTGTCGCAGGAAATCTGCCGACTAGCTTTGACCAGACTGGAAGAGTATTTGACATATCTGGCTTGTCACCGACTTTGACCACCATGCAAGGTGGAGACAAGGTGCCAAAGATTTTGCTGAGGGAGGAGCTGCCATTTCTGAAAATCAAGGAAGCCACAAAAACAGGGTACGCAAAGGCAACTCTTGGAGACTCTGTTAATCTGGCTTATCCAGACTCAACCAAACGTAGGGGACGTGTGGGAAAGGGAATATCCAATACTCTGACGACTTCAGACAATATGGGAGTGGTGGTTGCTGCTCTGGAATATCGACAGGATAAGTGGTATGAAGTCACAGGCATTGTCTTAGAGGGAAAACTTTATCGCCTGAGAATAAGACGACTGACACCAAGAGAGTGTTTCAGACTTCAAGGCTTTCCTGATTGGGCTTATGAAAGAGCAGAAAGTGTTTCCAGTAAGAGCCAGCTATACAAACAGGCCGGCAATAGCGTGACTGTCACAGTTATTGAAGCCATTGCCAGAGAATTTAGAAGAACGGAAGAGGAAGAAAAACATGAACTTACTACATAAGAAAAGTATCCTAGATTGTACTGAATTAGAAGAACGTATTCACCAAGCTGAAACCAATCAGCTATTACAAAAGATACTGTCGCTCCCCAATTTTGATTGTGACTTTGAGGTGACTTTTGAAGATGATTACCACAAAGAGATGAATGATCCCCTATTCTACGAATCCAATCTTCATCAGATTTCGGATTTTATGGAAACTAGGGATATTAAAAATGGTGTAGATACACTACTGACGAAAGACAATCACCTGGCCTTTCGTGCCTTTGGTGAAAATTATTCTGCTAGAGGAAAGGATGGCATTTTAACGACTTTAGTGATAGTCAAGTGCTTTGGTGAAGGACGGATGCCCATTGATATGAGTCGCTATTTCTCAACTCCTGAACCAACAGTTGAAAATAGCCTAATCCTATAAGGAGGTGCCTATGCTTGAGGTATATCTAGGAAATAATGCCAATACAAATCAAGATTTACTAACCATTTTGACGACCTATGGTGTGACTTATCGTTGTATAAAAGCGTGTGATGTAGACCGTGAAATCTTACTGTCACTCTTTGCCAAAACAATGGATTGTTTTGAGTTATTGTCGCCACGATTTCTTTGCTTTAAGCGTCAATATTCGATAAGTTTGAATGAGATGATTCAGCTTATTCTCCAAAAGCCAGACCAGAATCTTCGGTTGCCCCTCATTGTCTGTCAGAATCATGTCTATCCAGCTATTGGGCTAGACGAAGTGCGTACCTTTCTTCCCAGACAAGTAAAAGAAGAGCTGTTTCAGGCCAGTCTGATGAAACAGGTGACAGGGTAGGTGTGAAGATGAATGAACGATTTTGGGACAATTTAGAGATCATTCTGGCCGAAAAAGAACTCACTTGGGCAGAACTAGCACGTAAAGTATTCAACGGTCAATATGTTTATCCAAGTGAGTTTAATCGTCTCTATCAAAAACTGCGACATTACAAATCCAATCGTCTGATGCCACAAACAAGATGGGTTGAGCGTATTGTTCTAGTCTTAGAAATTGATTATGAAGATTTATTTAAGAGGTGACAATGATAAGGATAGTGGTGTTTTATCTAGCTATACAGCTTAACGGTCTTCTGGTGAGTTTATACCTGAAAGAGTATCTGACAATAGAGGGTATAGTCTTGCTACAATTGGTCCTATTAAGTGTGACTTGCTTAGAGATTGCCCGTCATAAAACTGTTCAAGCAAAAAATATAACCTTGAGAAATCGCCTAAGATGGTTGCTTCTTGGCTTTGTGGCTATGGTTGCTTTTGCAGTCTTCATCAGCTTCCTATTTCCAGGTCAGACTAGGAATCAAGCGGTATTGGTACAAGTAGGAAAACAGGTTCCCCCTATTATCTTTTTATTGTTTCTGGTCAATGCAAGTATCCTTGAAGAGATTGTTTATAGGCAATTGCTGTGGGAAAAATTGACATTCCCTTTTGTACAAATAGGCGTGACCAGTTTTCTCTTTGTTCTATCCCATGGCCCCAATCAGTTAGGGAGTTGGCTCATGTATAGCTGTCTTGGCTTGACCTTGGCTGCTGTTCGATTGAAAGCTGATTGTATGACGGCAATCGCCTTACATTTACTTTGGAATAGTTTGGCTTATGTCGTAACTTTCTTGTGA